GTTGAAGTTTGGCGATGCAAAAAACTCAGCACCATTCCCTTCAATGGTAGTTATTTTTAGAAGTGCAGAATACAACAGAAAGGATATTAAATGAGATTTGAAAAAGTCAGCTATGACAGTTTTCGCAAAGATATGCTGAAATACGGTTGGAGAGAAGAAAGTATCCAGACCGCATACGATAACATTAAAATTCCTGAGAGAAAGACTAAGTACAGTGCAGGGTACGATATTAGTACCTGCTTAGGATTCACAATGAAACCACACGATAGAATCACCATACCGACAGGAATCAAGGCAGTATTTACTCCAAATGAAGCAAGGATTTATCATCTTCAGCTTTTTATCCGCTCTTCCATCGGCATAACTCGTCATGTGGTTATGGCAAATCAGGCAGGCGTAATCGATGCTGACTATGCAGGAAACCCAGATAATGACGGGGATATGCTGATTGCTCTTTACAACAATTCTGAACATGAGGTTCGATTTGAAACAGGAGAGCGTCTGATTCAGGGCATTTTTTTGATTCACGGGCTGACAACCGATGACCATGCCTCTGGAGAGCGTGATGGTGGAGTAGGATCAACAGGAAGGTGATAGCATGAAAGGAATGGAGAATGACTAAAGAAGAATTGGCAGAATATCTGCGGAAGAAGGGCTATGATGCCGTGGTAGAAGAGGGAACGGTCCATGTACTGGTAGATGAGCCGATGAGCAAGAAGGAGCATAGGAAATTTGAGAAAGACATCAAAGAATCCGGGTACAATTCCAGCTACGGCTGGCGAAGAAAATGATTCTTTTATTAGAGAACATCCGACATTGGGCAGAAAGAATGCCATCGGATCTCATGACAGCCTGTGTTGGTACTGCGATAATGCGTTAGGTGGATGCTCATGGTCGATGGATTTTGAACCTGTAGACGGTTGGGACGCAAGGCACACGGCAAAATACAATGCCTATAGGGTGTTCAACTGTCCACGGTTTGTGAGAGGTTGATATGGCAAGCGTAAGATTTGACAGAACATCAGATGAGTTTCGATTCTTTACGGAGTTTTGGCAGATGGTACAAAAATACTATCTGCCGGATGATTCCGCTGAATATTGGGAACCGTTGCTGACAGACGCAGCTATGCTTGGCAAAAAGTATGACGGGGTCTTCTATCGGAACATCATCCAGGGATTCCTCAACTATGCGGAAGAGTATTGTAAGGAGAAGGAATAATGCCAACGATCAAGATCGAGGATGCCGTTAAGGTCGCAGTCGAGTATTTACGTCAGCTTGATGAAGAATACGGCATAGAGCCTGATGACGGATACGAAGAAGCCACGGAAACCCTGACAAGGTGGATGAAAGAAATGGCTGAACTGAAATCGGAATAACAACACTAAATCAAAGAGAAAGGGGGTGCATACAATACATTGCAATATGTTTATAAGTATCTGAATAATCGTGGCGATACAGTATATATCGGCATAACCAACGATATGCATCGTAGAGTGAAAGAACATAAATCGGACAAACTAAGCGAAATCAAAAATCCGTTGATATTTTATTTTCCTGTAAAATATCGTGGTGATGCAGAAATGTTAGAAACGTATTTGATCGGGTGGTATGGAACGAAGAAATACTACAATGTTTCCAAAACGAAAAAAGGAGATTTTTCATTCTTGGATGTAGTTGAAGATTTTCCGTGGCAGCGTTATGAAGAAGGATCAATTACAAATGAAAAACCGTTTGCGATTTCAGATGTGATCGGCACGAAAGAGGTTGTGGTCGAAAAAGAAATTGTCAAATATAAAAAAATCTATGTTGACAGAAATTCACATATGTCCGATCAATTAGAACTGAGAAATCAGCAAAGGGCAACCGTATATAATTTTGTGGACAATCAAATTAAAACAGGAAATAAGTGGATTGATGATCTGAAATTCAGCCTCAAACAACGCAAAAGCGAAATATTTAGATTAAGAATCGCACATGATTTGTTTTTATTTGATAAAAGGGTGAGGGCTTTAATTATACAAAGAAAATATCTTGATTACGAATTGTTTCCAAATTGGTGTTTTGATAAAGAAGTATATAATCGTGGATTAAGGAAATATCATAAAGCCAAAAAAATTGCAGATACAATGCTTGAAAGATTATGTAGCACCGGAAGGGTTGATAAATGTGGTGTTGGAGAAAAAGGATATCCCGATTTGGGAGAAAGTTGCATTGACGGTTGAAGAAGCATCGGCATATAGCAATATAGGTATTAACAGAATTCGTGAATTGTGCGATGATCCGGGATGCCCATTTGTATTATTTGTGGGCAGGAAGAAGCTGATTAAAAGAAAACAGTTTGAGGATTACATAGGCAGACGTTGCGAAATATAAGTTTACATGAAGGGGTGGGTATGGTATATTTGCCATATCCATTTCTCCTGTGAAGGGAGGAATCGCATGGGTAAAAATCTAAAAGGGAAAGAAATCGGAAAGGGAATCACTCAAAGAAAAAACGGAAGTTATCACGCAAGATATGTGGACAGGTTTGGAAAAAGAAAATCCATATACTCCAACGATCTACAGGAACTAAAAAAACAATTAGCAGACCTTGAATACAAAAACAGAAATGGGCTTAATGTGGTTGATGATAAGATGACGCTGGATGAGTGGTACAAAAATTGGATGAATGTCTATAAAGCACCAAACATCCGAAAAAACACCAAAAGGCATTATGCTACCATTTATCTCAAACACATTTCCCCCACACTTGGCAAAAAGAAGCTGACGGAAATCAGTAAGATTCAGGTTCAAAACCTGATAAACAGCATTAAAGACAAAGGTTTGCAATGGGAAACGCAAAACAAGGTAAGGGTACTTCTTGGTGACATGTTTAACTATGCATTAGCTGACCAATATGTGATCAGAAATCCGTGCCGTGGTGTGAAGTGTCCGTCAAGAAAGCCTGACGCAGAAAGAAGATGTCTCAGTAAAGATGAGCAGGCGTTGTTTTTCGAATGCTGTGCCGGAAGATGGTATGATAATTTGTTTCGTGTAGCTATCAATACAGGATTAAGACCAGGGGAACTTGCAGCTTTAACATGGAGCAACATTGATCTGAACAACATGGTAGTTCGTGTGGAGCATACCATGGTTTATCAGAAGTTTGATGGTGATGATCAAAAAACATATCATCTTGAAGACGCAAAGACAAGGAAAAGCAATCGGACTGTCCCAATCAATGACGAGTGCATGAAATATCTGAAACGGCAGTTTGTTCAAAAAAGCATCATCGCAAGAAGGATACGAAGCACATCCATCTACGGTGACTGTCTGTTTGTCAACAGGAGAAATAATCCGATCAATGCCACGGATTTTTCTCATGCCATCCGAGAGATTCTGAAAGATATCAACGAAGTGCTTGATCCGCTTGAACAGATTGAGGAATTTTCTGGGCATACGTTTCGGCATACTTTTGCTACCAGATGCATTGAATCAGGAATCAGACCGAAAACATTACAGATGATCCTGGGACATACTAATCTGAAAACCACAATGGATATGTATGTGCATGTGGATGATGATACGAAGCAGGAACAGATGGGTCTTCTAAACAACAGTTTTTCTCCTTGGGATAATGTGGATACTGCATATGAACGTGAGCAGAAAGTGGTCAATTTCCGATAAATGGCGTACAAATGGGGTAAAATCGATGCCCATAGATATGAAACACGGCTTAAATAAAGGCTCTGGAAGGGATAAGTGGAGTAAGCTGAGATTCTTATTACGTTTACCAGATGACACCATACATCCGGGAAGAAATTAAGGATATGAAATAGTGAAATATGGCTTAAATAAAGGCTTTGGCGAGACAACAACACACCAAATAAAGTGAAAGGAGAAAACGCCTTAATTTACATATCTTCACATAAATTTCCGTAATTTCACGGCAAAATGGGGTAAAAATGGGGTAAATCCAAAAATCAAATGGCGTACGACACTTTCCTGAAAATGCACAAAGGAGAAATGGATAGAAGACCTGTGATGTAATGTTGCAGGTCTTATTTTTTTGCCATTTTTTAACTATAATCAATCTGCCACGCTTTTTTAGCAAGAGTGTCACCCTTCATTTTTTCCGTAGAAAAAAACGGGACCCCACCCACCCTTAATTTTTCGCACTGAAAATAACAGACCCCCACCCCTTCCGGGCGGTAGCCGTGGGTCGCACAACAATTCCAAGATTCTCATCTTAATTCTACACATTCTATTTTCGCCAAATTCGGTTTTTAACTTTTCAACGAAGAAATACCCAAAGAAATGATTCAAATGGAAAATTGAACGATTTGAGATGTCACAGAGTCGATCTCCGCAACACATGAGATCGTCAGGCAGATGCGATCCGCACTGGACAGAAGCCGTTGGCTTGTTCGTAGCTCACCAAGGATCAGCTGCCGAAAGATTTGATTAGTAATCGAAACGTAGCTTTTGAAGTTTTTTCGATTTTTGAAATGGTCGATTTTGGCATCCGAATTCGGCTTTGAATACGAAAGTCTGTCCAGTTTATCGAAAGAAGAGCAAAGCTACGAAATCGGAACGATTGCAATGTGAAGCTGACCAAAACCGCAACTAAGGATTGCGTTGTGAGTGGGAGAAACTTCATGGATTTTTCGGATGTGTGTGCGAGAACCGCACTGGAGATGTGCCTGCCGTATTCGTTACGTGTGCGTGGGGGATCTGCACACGGATGTGGTAGGGGAGTGCCAAGGAATTTTTGAAAATTTTTCGGGTCTGTCGGAGCTGGTCGGAAAATATTGCATAGAATTTTGAACCACCCACCCCCTAAACCCTAAACCCCAAAACCCAAAAACAAAAGTCTTAAAACGAGAGTTGCCCAGATTTTTGAGATTTTCGATACCAGAAGTTTGCCTCATGGAAATCTCGCCCAAAAGTGATCAGGTTGGGAAGATGGGGTGAACCTGCGTTTGGTTTGCTGGTTTTCCTGGACTTTTTGCCCGGTCCGGCATAGATCTATCCAGGGAAACGCCTGTTAATAGATCCGGGCCACTTTGCCGTTAATACTTCCATATATAGATAGAATTCTATGGATTATATATATATAACCACATTAGAGAAAATGCTATTGTTATATAGTCCTATATATAGTCAAACCCTGTCTAATAGCCTTATATAGCTTTTAACGGGCTTTTATTGCTTTATGCTATCCATGTATAGGTTATATATAACCATAGCTTAAAATGGCTTATAACAGCCTTAAAAGGCAAGTGTATATCATGGCATAGTAGTATCATGATAGAATAGCCATAAAATTATACAATAGTCCTGTATTGAACTATTAGAGAACTATGTACATGTTTATATAGTCCGGCACATATTGTTAAAGGATCTTTCCCGGCATAGCAAGCCATAATACAATAGATTGCCTGTTTTGCTGCCTGTTTTGCTCTGTATAGCATTTTAGCGTTTTAGGCTATATTTATATAGGCTATTGCTATATATGCCTTAAAACGGCTTGTATAGCCTTATACAGGCATATGTCAATTTTGGCATAGTCCGGCAAGGAATAAAGACATAGTTATAACGGCCCTGGAATAGCGTTATAAGGCTTATATAGCCTTTTGAGCTGCAGAACATAGTTATATACCATAGCAAGCGAAAACAGGCATAAAAAGCCATATAGCCATAGCATACAAGGTTAATTTGTAGTCATGGCATACTATGCCATATAAGCATAGATTAAGCCTGTATGACATACCATTATAGCATATTCCATCATTAGAGGAAAGCTATATATAAATATATATAGTTATCCCTTGTTTGGCTGCCATGGTAGTGCTACAGATCCGGGATAGATCTGTATTTAATTGTCAATATACAATAGTCTGCAATCGCTGCAGAAAAAGCCTTTTTTAAAGTCACGAATTTTTGCCGCCTGGAATACGGAAAAAGGCAATGGAAAAAGCCCCGGAAAAATCACCGGGGCCATATGTAATTATCTTTTAAGTTCACTATAGCAAAACTTAAAAGCACTATATTTATTATAAAATTTATTCCAGCTATTGCCATTGAATACAGTTATATAATACTTGTTATTGTTATGAATCTTTTCAATGATTTCAATATGTTTTGTTTTTGCAATCGTTCTCATTTTTTCACCCTCTTTTCTACAAATTATATGTTAGTTGGATAATTGAATAATTTCATACTTCCATTTATTCTTGTGTAGTCTTTTTAATTCCTTGATAAAATCGCTTGTTTCAAAACACTTAAAAATACCATAACTATTATTATTTCCTGGATAATATTTGATTTTATACATTGCTTTCCCCTCTTTTCTATAGATCTATAGCCGGGAAAAAATCCCGGCTGTATTTGCTATGCAAAATGATTGATAATGTTATTGATGTAGCAAGTACAAATATCATTGTCAATAGACCACTTCAAAAATTTCATAACACCATAAGCGGCCCCGTCACTGGATAATGATTTTTTGTTAATCTTGATACTATAATTGTATTTATCATAGCATTTGATAAATATAACCTTTTCCTTTTCTGTATTTGCATTGCAAACCATTGCAATTTTACCGGGTCCGTATTCAGATTCAAACCAAACAAACATATACTTTTTACCATGATAAAAATAACTCAATCTCATTTTTTTGTCCCCTTTTCTTTTTATTGTGCTTTGTTTTAAGTTTCGGAAAAGTCCCCGGAAAGATTCGAACTTTCCACCGGCACCGGCTGCCAGGGACTGGAAAAAGATCTTTTGAAAGATCTTTTGAAAGATCGTTTAATGTATTTCGCAACGAATATCTTTGTAGTTTTGCCAACACTTTTTACATGTTGCACAATCTTTACACCGGCACCGGGTGAAACTGTCCCCGGTTTGAAACTTTTCAACGGCTGTATAAATATTCCAGCCGTTACGCTTTACAATTTCAATTTGTTCGGGCTTTGTATCATTCCAGATTGACGCTCTTAATGAGAAATTTTTCGGCAACTTGACACCGTCAAAATATACAAAACTCTTTGTATATGCTATGAATTTAATTCTGGAATCAACCCGGCAATTATTCATAATGGCAAGCCATTTATTTGTATATGCTTTGTTGTAAAAGTCCCCGCTTTCGTGGATTCTTACAATGATATATCGCTTGTTTGTGCCTTTAGCTATAGATAAAATAGTTTTAGTCATATCCACAACAAAACTATCTTTCATGCTATCCTGGAAATTTCTTTCACGGGCCGGCAAGCAGTCCGGGTATGCAACTTCAGCTTTCCTTGCGTAACAAGCTGCCTTACAATTGGGACATGCATAAGGACATGTTTTTATAGCTGGAAGATTCCATATGATGAAAGCCGTTTCATCATTTGGTACTAACTTTTTGTTGCGTCTGGAAATATTGAGAATATTTCCAGATTCATAGTTAACCAAAGCCGCCTTACTTGCTTTTTTCATGTTATTAATCATTTCATGGATCTTATTATTTACTTTTGCCATAATAGCCTCTTTTCTATCCCGTGACGGGAAAACTATATATTTAAGTTATAAGTATAATACACCGAAAATAATGTATTTGCAATAGGTAAAATACATTTTATACGGTGTAAATATACACAAAATTATACATTGTAAATTGTGCATTATGTACATTATATATAATGTATTGACATACATTGTAAATAATGCTATTCTATAGCCGTATACAGTTGTTTATTTTTTTGAAAAGGGGAATATTATGTTAGAATTTAAAATTGATGTTTTGAGTAAATTAAAAGAAAGGGGATATAATACAACAAGGCTGCGAAAAGAGAAATTAATAGGGGAAAACGCATTAACAAACATTAGAAAAGGCGTTGTGCCTGGAATCAAGACAATAAACTCTTTGTGTGAGCTGTTAGATCTGCAGCCGGGATCTATAATTAGATATATCCCGGATGAAAACAAAGCAGAATAACATACACGAAAACAGCCCGGAAAAATCCGGGCTTATTTTTTTGCTGTTTTTAAATTGTTTGAAAATTCTGTATAATGGGAAATTCTATTGAAAAAATTATGGAAGTCATTATAATGGCTTTTTGAATTTGAAAAGATCCAGGGCAACGCCTGTTAACAGGTCCGGCCCCCGGTCCCCCGGTGGATCTACTGGACCTTGACAAGGATCTGCAGCAACTGGAATTGTGACGGGTCCTTTTGCCGGGTCTGCAGACGTGTCCAGGGGCTATAAATATATATAGTCTATGTTTATATATCCTGTATTTGTATGAGATGTATTTATATATATAAAGGTTTGATATTATGGCAAGGCGAAAAAAAGTAGAAGATAATACAGAATTAAATAATAATAGTCCAGTTATCAATGATGACATAGATTATTATTTTATAGAATTTTGTAATTTACATAATATCAAAGATATATATAAGATACCGGCAACACAATTTGTAGCAGCTCTTATATATATAAACCATAAATATATACGGCCTAACAGGATTATATATAATAATGCTTTATCTGGATATAAATATAATCTATTAGCTATTGACCAATTAGTTGATAGATTTCTATATATGTCTTATATATATAATCAACCTATAACCTTATTAAATTTTTCCCATTTTAGCGGTATAGATTATAAATATATATGTACCTGGAAAGAAATAAAAAATACTATCATTATAGATTTATTGGATAGTAGCAATAATAAATATATATATAATAAAGAGCTGCCACCGGGAAAGAGAACGCTAACTATTAGCTATTATGGAATTTACGAAAAATTGGTAGATAATCAGATAAATAATGCGGATCTATTAGCAAGCTATAAGTCCGGTGTAAATAGTATCGCCTGGGCCAATAGAGTACATGACAGACACGACAAGGACCGAAACAACAATCAGCCTGTATTTGATATGGTTTCTGCAGCGGATTCTTTAGGGATAGCTGATAAAATACAGGCTTTAGAAGATAGAAAAAAGCAATAATATAATAATATTGATAATGCATTGTAATATTGCACAAAAAACATTGATTTGATTGTGCAATATAGTTATTAACTATTCGCTAAAGATAAACTTAGCGAATAATTGACACAAACATTACACATTTGGTTGACCGGGGGACACTGTTCGCCACCCATGTCAAGGGCGGGGGTTAGTCACCTCCATAAATACTTACAATCATCTTGTGCCACATAATAGCTATATATAATATATATTTACACCATACAACAACACTATATAGGGGACATATATAACCACTACACATAGCGGTAATACATAGACAACACATATATGCACTACATAGCTATACAACAGAGTAGATATATAACCACTACATAGTGGAAAGCCATATAGAATACCACTACACATCATATAAGCAAAGGAGAGATATATATGAGTAAAGTATGTTGTAACTGTAGGTCTAACATAGAGGTACAGGAGATGTATGTAGTACCTTTAGGGTTTGGTGGAAGAGATATACCTACGAACAAGGTACATATCTGCAAGAAATGCAAAGCATTGTTAGACAGCATGACACCGGAAGATCATGCGGAAGAATACGAATATGAACACAACATCTGATCCAAAGGAACACACAATCAGGGTTCGTCTGAATGATGAGATGTATGATCATGTTCTGCGGATGTCTGCCGGAAGGACGATATCTGACTATATACGATCCATCATTCAGAGAGATATATACAAGGACCGCTTCGAAAAATTCCCGAAAATCTAAAAAGGGGGCTATATGATCGAACCAAGAATCAGAATAGAAAGTGACGGGACATTCACCAGGTTGTGGATTAACGATGTAGAAATACCCGATGTAACGATGCTTGATTTTCACGCAGAACCGTTTTGGGCAAGCTGCGAGTATTATCAGCACAAAAGGACCGATGGTGGCAAATACATGATCCACGGTGGTGATATTCTGTCGGAGAAACATAAAGTAGATTTTAAGTTAAAGGAGCAACAATGAAGAGAGGAATCTTGGAAACAGTAGCTGCGATTGTCTGCTTCAGCGGATTGATTGCCTATCAGAACAATCCGTACTGGCTGATCCCGATGATCGCACTTGTATTTATATTTTTGGGGTTTAATCAATGAGCGGAACAGAATTTTACAAACACGCCTCTGCGGTAAAGCAGGCATATGTAGAAGACATAGATTTCAGACAGGCGGCAATTGCAAGCGTTTTGTCTGCCATAAAGGAACTGAAGGGAAGTCACAGTGACGAGGAAGTTGCCGTGGCAATCTGCGAAAGGTTATTTGGTGATTCATAATGGGCAACATTCAGGAGCATAGCAAGGTTTGTACGAAGCTCAATCAGATTTACGCACAGAAAAATGCAGTTTACGGGGATGCGTTTGGCGAAACCTACGATAAGCTGGGATTGATCTCAGCCGTGACAAGAATGACGGACAAAATCAACAGGCTTCAAACCATCTGCAGGAATCCCGACATCGACACAGGGGATGAAGCTGCACTTGACACCTGCATGGATCTTGCGAATTACGCAATCATGACGGTGATGAAGTTACAGGAGACTACAACATAGGTGTATTCGACACCGATTGCTTTTCTCATTTCTTTTACCTCTTGTGAAATTCAACCTTGGTTGTGGTTTTCTTAACCCCTTTCCACGATCAAGCCGTGACAGGCGGCAACACCTTTGTACGAAACAGAAAGGAGCATACATATGGCACGATTGAAACTTTCTCCTCCGTGGGACATCTATTATCGGGAATTAAACTTATTGTTAGGATCAGATCCTGAGATTCAGATCCTATACGATGAGTATGAACAGGAAATCAAGATTTATTCCGAAAACGAAGCCAAGACCGATGCATTGAATGTCCTTCTTCCGTCCGAGAAGGTGTTCGGCAATGTCAAGCTGACCATCACGATTATCCCGCCTAGCCTAAAACGGCTGAGAATTAAGGAATACTCGCCTGAGTTATTCGAAGACTTATTTGAAGGAAATTCATGTGTCTCTGACGTTGAGCATAGCACCGGCATTTACGAAGCAACATACGTTGTCTTTGTGAAGGAAATTGTCCAGTACCACAACGATGACATCGGGGACATCAATGGCAACTGCTCTACCCTATATCAGGATATTGCTGAAAGGATCTTTGATGAGCATCTGGGAGTTCACTTTTGTACGGCAACGCTGCCTGAGTTACCGTTTATGGCAACGACCGCAGAGACTGCTCGTTACGGTTGCGTGTAATATAGGGTGCGGCAGATATGCAAGTGGTTAAAGCAGGCAGACTGTAAATCTGTCCCCTTCGGGGTTCGATGGTTCAAATCCGTCTCTGCCGAGTTCCCATGACGATGGGTGGGAGGACGCTCCCAAGGTATATACCGGTTGTCCAATCGCATAGGTGAGGAGCATAAGAAAGACCCTGTGCAGTTGCTTAGATCAGTGAAACACCGAATGGTGCGTAGCTGGTTGGTTAAAGGCAACTTTCCGAAGCAGTGAGGAAGTTAAACAATATTCTGTATAGCCCAATTATCATCAGTATGAGCCATAAGCGAAAGTTGGTTTGGGAGCTTCTGAGGGCGAGTGTGCCGACACTTATAAAGCGGCTGGGAAGTCCATCCTGTATAGACAGAAACGGACAATAACACAGCATGTAGGGGTTGTGTGTCGCTTGTACATCGGTGGCAGAGGGGGAATGCACTGAACGAAAGCTCTGTAGAGTATCGTATCAGGTCGATTGGTTCAAATCCGATCCCGATGTAGTGTGTGTTTGGTATCCAAATGCATTACTCTACCTTTCGTGCGGTCTTGGGGAGAACCGTAAATCTCCCCAACATGCCAGCATGGTATATTTCAAGCCGAGCGGTTGTGTGGCAGCCGACATTCCTTGCCTTTAGACGGGACAACTGCCATGATGCTTGAAATAACAGGTTCGATTCCTGTAGCTGGCCTGTAGGTTTTATCCTACTTGTTTTAATCTCCTTTGCATGGGGTGGGTATAACACCTGCCCCTATATATCAGGGGTGTAGCCAAATGGTAAGGCACAGGATTTTGATTCCTGGTATTATGGGTTCGAATCCCATCATCCTTGTTTGGAGGGCAATATGGATTCTACAACGAAAAACCTTATGATTGACCTTGGTAAAAATGCCGAGAAGATCGCCAAACTACTGAAAAAAGGCGATGTTGAACTGCGAAAAGACGGCAATAAAATCAAGGTAATCGCAATTTCAAAGAAACAGGTGTAGTGGTCTGCCTAATGTGTTGGCAGATGAACAAGTCGGGTGTGACTTTCTGAAGGGAGGGTTGCACCTTTGCTTTCTGAGCAAGAACAATTATTCACAGATGCATTTCAGCAGAAACTGTTGACTGAAGCTGATCCGATGGAATTGGATACAGGATTGATTCAGCAGTTTATCCTTTTTGGTCATCAGGTTATCCGGGATAACTATGATAATCGTGGACCGATCTTAACAATTTCCAATTATCTTAAGAGAAAATGTCAATATATCGTGTCCAATACGGACAAGAAGGGCAAACAGAAGACTGCCGTGAAGACGATATGGGATCTCAGGCTTTTTGAGGCCCAGAATCGTCAGCTTGACAGCTATCTTCTGTTTTTGGAGAAGAAAAGAGATCCGAAAGAGAAATTCTATCAGCCTAAAAGACGGCAGTTTTGGAAAATGGGGATCATACAGGCTTTGCAGGATATGCTGGATGATAAGTTAGATATTCTTACGTTGTCGCTCATACCCGGAGGGGGGAAGACAACCCTATCTAAATTCTTTATATCAGGTGTTATTGGGTGGTTTCCTGATGGATATAACTTGTTTTTTTCTCATAGCAACGATATTACACGAATGTATTATGACGGAACAATGAATATTGTGACGGATCGTTCAGAATATGCATGGCAACAGATATTTCCGAATCTTAAGATAAGTCAGCAAAATGCCAAAATGCAACAGTTTAATGTCGGACCATATAAGCCGTTTCCGTCACTGCAATGCACTACAAGAGGCAGTAATAATGCCGGTGTTGTACGTTGCTCTAAATTCCTGATGGTGGATGACATCGTGAGTGGCATTGAAGAAGCTTTAAACAAGACACAGTTAGATAAGATTTGGAACATTTACAGAGTAGATGCCCGACAGAGAAAGATTGACGGTTGCAAAGAAATCCATATCGCTACCCGATGGTCGGTTCATGATCCGATTGGAAGATTACAAGCAATGTATGAAGGGACAAATAAACGATGTCGGTTTATCGCAGTTCCAGATATTGATCCAGATACAGGAAAGTCGAATTTTGATTATGATTACAATGGTTTTTCTGTTGAATTCTTCCATGATCAGGAATTGGCAATGGACGATATCTCTTATCGATGCCTCTATCGTAACGATCCCATAGAGCGAGAGGGTCTACTCTACCCGGAAGACGAACTGCGTTACTACTACTCTCTTCCGACAGGAGAACCGGACGCAATTATAAGCGTATGCGACACAAAATCTAAAGGAATCGACTATATGGTTCTGCCAGTTTTTTATAAGTACGGTGATGACTACTACTGTGTTGATGTAATTTGCGATGACAATAGTGATTTCGCCATACAAAAGAGAAAACTCACGGACATTCTTGTCAACCACGGTGTGCAACAATGTGAATTCGAATCCAATGCAGGCGGTGACAGACTTGCATCTGATATCGCAGAAATGGTGAAGTCAGAAGGTGGTCGGTGCAATATTACTACCAAGGCTACCGAAACAAATAAAGAAACAAGAATTATAGTTAATTCCGATTGGATCAAACAACATGTTCTTTTCAAAGACAAGGAACAGTACATGAAGAAGAGCGACTATGGTCGGTTCATGAGTTTTTTGACCACATACACAGTAGCTGGACGCAATTTGCATGACGATTGTCCAGATTGTTTAGCCAACTTTGCATTATTTGTAACAAGAAGCCTATACAGGAGAAAGACGAGGATAATGAGGAGTCCGATATGACGGAAGTATGGAAAGATGTAGTGGGGTACGAAGGATACTATCAGGTCAGCAATTTTGGAAATGTTAGGTCTTGCGATAGGATGGTTAAGTCGTGCAAAAACGGGAAAAGAATTGCAAAGGGCAGGACTATGAAAAAAACAGACACAATACAAGGATACCGCAAGGTAGTCTTATGTAGGGATGCGAAACGAAAGAATGCTTGTATTCATCGACTTGTTGCACAAGCATTTATACCAAATCCTAAAAATTATCCACAGGTAAATCATAAAGACGAAATAAAAACTAATAACTGCGTAGATAATCTTGAGTGGTGCGACCATGATTATAATATGCACTACGGAAATATTAGTCAAAAAATGAGAGAAAAAAGCAGAAAAATACCTGTAAACCAATTAGACTTGGACGGCAACGCTTTGACAGTTTGGCGTAGTATTAGAGATGCGGAGATTGCAACAAACATTGACCGCTCCTCAATAATTCGTGTGTGCAAAGGAAAACAACATACAGCTGGTGGTTACAAATGGGAATACGCACAATAGAGGGATTTATATGAATACAAAACGATATCTGGAGCAGATTAAACGATGCGAAATCATGATCAAGAACAAGCAGGAAGAGCGAAAACGCATCATGGATATGGGCATCAGCACCACGGTTCCGACAGACAGAGAGAGAGTACAGACCTTCGGCACAAGTGATTTGACAGGAAAAGCCGGAACCGAACTAGCACTTTTGTCTGAACAGATCGATTTTCTTGCCAACAGGAGAGCAAAGATTATCAGCCAGATTGACGGAATGGACGAACTTCAGCATTATGAGATCCTGACCTATCGGTATGTTCACCATATGTCGATTTTTGAACTGATGGATCATTTTGGTTATTCCGAGAGACATATTGAGAGATTGTTAAAGGCTGCCCACAATGCATTTGAGGAAAAATACCGTGGGCAGTGTGTTTTTGCCTAATATTTGTCGGTAATTGTCGGAGATTGTCACTTGATAATTTCAAAAACTACAAAATATACTAATATTGAAGTTATGTCTATAGCTCCTGCTTTTCAGCAGGAGCTTTTTGTTTGGTAAAAATATGGAAAAAATTGTCTGCCCGAAATGTGGCACTGAGTACAAACTGAAAACAGCTCACAAAGACCGCTCTGTCAAATGGAAGTGTGCAAGATGTGAAAACATTTTGCTCCACAGTGTTCAACAGGGAAAATCCTACCTGATACATGACCGTGAGACATCGAGTGGCGTTAGATTTTGGTGATTACCATGGAAATGTACGGAAGAAGCATCGTCTGGACGGATGTGCCAGAGGTGACAAGCGAAAATATCATAGACGTTCTGACCAAGGCTTTCCCTGTGCATCTGAAGAATTTTAGAGACATCAAATTCCTTGATGAGTATGAGAAGGGCAAACAGCCGTTGCAGAGGAAAGAGCCGAAGTCATACAGACCGGACATCGATTTCGAAACGGTGGACAATGTGGCTGCAGAAGCCACGGAGTTTAACACAAGCTATCGATGGGGCAATCCGATCACGCTGATCCAGAGGGGCGAGATTGATGCCGGTGAAGGAAAAAACGAGTCTCCTGACGTAGCCTTGCTGAACGAGTGCTACGATGCGGAAGATATCAATTCAAAGAACCAGGAACTTGGCAGATGGGTTGAAATCTGCGGAGTCGGATACACATTGGTTGACATTAATTCAGAGTACGAAGATGGGGACAGCTACTTTACGGTAGATATTCTTGATCCGAAGTATGCATTCCTGATTCGCTCCAACTACTATGTGGATCACAGACCGATGGTTGGTGTATCTTTCCGAATTGATGATAATGGACTGCGACATATCACTGCCTTTACGAAGTATCAGAGGTTCGAAATTGAAGAATCCAAAATTATTAACGGGAAATCCGTAGATAATTCTGAGATGCATCATGGTAATCGCAGTGGGGAAACCAATCCTCTTGGCATTATTCCGATTGTTGAGTACATAAGGTCTTATGACCGAACTGGATGCTTTGAACGGCAAATCGCAGAGATGGACGCATTGAACCTTCTGGAATCCAATGTATTGAATCAGGTGGATCAGCAGACACAGGTTGTATGGCACACCAACGATGTTGACTTCCCTGTGGAAGAAGTCGAAGTTCAGAACGAAGACGGAACCACAACTGTTGAAGAACGTGTGGTGAAACCATCGAGCAATGACTGGCTTCAGACTTATACAACACCTGACGGTAAACAGCCGTTCATCAGACCGTTAGCCATGGAGTATAACTATCAGGGCATTCTTGAAAACATCATGAGTAAGAGATCCTTGATTCTCCAGAAATGTGGTGTTCCTGAGAGAAATTCTGCGAATGGTGGTTCAACAGGTGTTGCCATGAGTGATGCCACAGGATGGTCAGCTGCGGAATCTTCAGCCAATAAACAACAGTTGATTACCGAGTCTGCAAAGATGCAGGAAGTCAAAGTGGTTCTCAGAGCCATTAAGAAATCTGCGGATGTTCCGGCAGACAGTCCACTTCTGAAGCTGAAGTACAGAGACATCCGTCCGAATGTGAAGAGGAACCGTTCGTTTGACCTGATTACAAAATCCAATGCACTGGCAACACTTCTCAGTCATGGAGTATATGGACTTCATGCATTCAAGACCGTCAATCTTTTTGAAGATAATACACAGGTTTGGGTTGATTCCGAGCCGATGATCACCAAGTATCAAAAGAAACTGTTTGAAGAGGAAAAACAGGAGTCTTCCGACCAGAACGAAGCCGAAAAGATTCCCGACAGAACAGCATCGGATATCAGCGATCAGAAAGACGAATCCCCTGTAGTTGATGGCAACAATCAAATCAATTACTCCGAAAAGAATCGTAAGGGGTGATTAGATGCCTACTTTACAGACATTTGATGAGTTGAATTCTCTTCAGAAAAAGGGAATGGACATCAGCACATGGTCCATCCCAATCAACCAGTATTTCAATGAAATGAAGCTGACAAGAGATCAGAAAAGAGAACGAATAGCACTTGCGGAAGATATAGAAGATGCAGTGCTGTTCTTTTTCTCTCTTGTTTTATTACAAAGCCAATATTCCTATCTCGCAGCCATGGATTCTGTGGATGCGAAAGAGCAGTTCCGGCAGAAGATTACTGAAGCGGTAGGAAAGTATACGGAAATCAACGATGATGTTCGCTACGAAATCAACGAATATGTCGATGATGTCTATGACACCACCACAGAGCATTTGATTATCCTCAATGCTCTTGCAGAGGATGCCGAAGAGGAACAACGGCAGAAGGAACGGCATTACATATCCGAAGACAGGGCAAGACTTCTGGCTGAAGAAGAGTCCAATACATTGTTTAACTGTTCTGACTTTTATAAGGCCAGAGAGTTAGGATACAAATACAAGACATGGATCACTATGAGAGACAGCCGTGTGAGAGAAACTCATGCGAGAGTGGATGATAAGACGATTCCTATCAATGATTATTTCCTGGTTGGAAATTCGATTATGTTGTATCCACGACAGCCTGGAGCATCCGCAAAGGAAACTGTCGGATGCAGATGTAGCTTGAAATATACAAAACAATAACAAATTAAGAGCCACTTCGGTGGCTCTTTTTTATATGGTGCGGAGATGTCACCTAAAAAAGCCCACGCAGTCACAGAAGACTGAGCAACAAAAAAGCCAAATCTTGGTCAGACAAGACCTAAAAATCGGAAAGGAAAAACACTATGGCAGAAGTAAACATCAACACGAATGATCCGAATACCGATCCGGCACAGAACCAGACCGAACCTGTTAACCAGACAGTCAACGAACCAGACAACAACGAGTCTGCAAATGATCCGCAGGACGTTGCCGAACTTGTGAAGCGGATAGCAGAGCTGGAAGTAACCAATAAGCGTTACAAGGCATCAATTGACAAAAGCCGAAGCGAAAACAAGAAACTCACTGAACAGCTACGGGCGAGGATGTCTGTTGACGAACAGGCAGAGATTGACAGGAAAGAAGCCGAGGAAGAACAGAAAGAATACATCAAGTCCTTGGAAAATTTCGTAAACGTAGCAAAGGCCCGTGCAAGGTATGCACTTCAGGGAATGGACCCGGAAATGGCTGAACAGGCAGCTGAAGCCGAAATCAGTGGGGACATGGATGCGTTGGCATCTATTCAGAAGAAGTACACAGAACAGGCATTGAAAAAGGCTGAAGCCGAGTGGATCAAATCTCGTCCACAGGTTAGTGCAGGTGGAAATGGTTCTGTGAATGTGACACAGGAGCAGTTTAATGCGATGGGCATACAGGAAAGAACAAAGCTCTTCCGTGAACATCCTGATGTTTACAATGCACTGCTCAAGAAATAATAACGAGAAAGGAATGATATTATGCCAGCAACACAGAATGCTACACTGCTCAGGGATCTCGTTGATCCCGAAGTAATTGCAGATTATATTGAAGCCAAGTACATCGATGCTATCAGACTTAGCCCGTTAGCACACATCGACAATACACTGGTTGGAAGACCCGGTGATGAAGTCAGCCTCCCGCAATACCAGTACGTTGGAGCTGCCCAGGCCGTTGCAGAAGGAACTGACATTCCGATTGCAAAGTTGAGCCAGAACGTAAGAAAAGTAAAGATCTCCAAGATCGGTAGAGCTATTGAGTTCTCTGATGAAGCTCTGCTTTCTGCTTACAATAACGATATCGCCACAGAAGCAGCCAATCAGGTTCTGACCGCTATCGCAGATAAGGTTGAACTGGATCTGCTCACTAACATGGGTGATAACGCCACACTGACTTCCACCATCGCAGCAAGTGCTGATGCGGCAGAAGGTATCGCAGATGCCCTTACTCAGTTCGGTGAGGACATTGACGGTGAGAAAGTTATCGTGATTCCTCCGGCATTCTATGCTCGTCTGAGAAAGACAAAGGCATGGATTCCGAACACAGAGCTTGGTGCTAATGCCATCATCCGAGGAACCATTGGTATGGTTCATGGCTGTCAGGTAGTAACCTCCAACAGGCTTGCATCCGCTCCTACAGGAACGTTTGCCAAGACTTCTGATAGTTCTGTGTCTACATCCAAGACCTATTACATGAAGGACGTTGATGGCAGATATGTGCCTGTTCCGAACCCTGTAGATACCGGTCTTGATGACTACTATGAGAGAACAGGTGCTACCGGTTCCGTGGCTTACATCGTTAAGCCTGGTGCTTTAGCCATCTACTCCAAGAGAGATACCATGGTTGAATTCGACCGTGACAAGCTCGCCCAGATGAACTACATTATCGGATCTAAGATGTTCGCTCCGTATGTCTATGATCTTTCCAAACTCATCAAGGTTACGATTGCATCCTAATGAGCATGATGATTCACAGGGCTGTGAAGCGTGTTAATCAGGCAACACAGCCCAAAGAAGTTAATAAGCCGTCCGAGAAAGCAGAAGGTGCTGAAAACGGAGCAGGCACTACTGCAAAGAAGGGCAGGAAAGCCAAAAGGTGATGTGAATGACGATTGACGAACTGAAAGAATCAATCACTGAAGGGCTGACGGTCGAGTTGGAAAGCGATCCTGATTTTTCCGAGGAAATTCTTGAGGAGAAGGTTAACAATGCGGTGAATGAGGTTATCTTGGCAAGACGCTATAAGATGGCGAAGTATTCCGATGAACAGATTGAAGCCGACATTGAAAACTATAGATCCAACATCCGTGATATAGCTCTCTATGATTACAATCAGTCCGGCATGGATTTCCAAAGTAATCACCAGGAGAATGGAATTAATCGCTCTTACACAAGCAGACACAGGCTGTTTTACGGCATTGTGCCGCTTACAAGGCTGGTTTAGCCGTAAGTGCTTGCCTAATGGCGAAGGGTTGCCACATTATTTGGTGGTGGGCTGTGGCGTATATAAAGCAGACAGGAGGACTTATGTCGTTGGAAGTGTTGGCTATTGCGATAAGTTTTGTGTCCTTCTGCTTTGCGGTCTGGATTGGCCTTAAAGGTGATAAACGGACTGATACGAAGGACATTGAGGAACGGGCGAAAGAAAATGCGAAGATCAATTTCAAACTTGATGAAATATCAGGAACAACGAGAGAGATCAAGCAGGACATATCGTCCATGAATGATGATATCAAGCATCATAATGATAGAATTATCGAATTGGAATCGTCCGTTAAGCAAGCACATAAGCGGATCGATTCTGTTGAGAACCGCATCGATGGAAAGTAGGTGATTGCCTATGATGACATCGAGGAAAAACAAGCAGAAACTTCTTTACAGTTTACAGGGCGATACGATACCTGTGTATGAAACTGACGATGAAGGAAATGTAGTTTACGAAGAAATTGACGGGGAGCAGATTCCGGTAGAAACAGGAGACAGTTTCACTGGATATCAGACACCCGTCGTTTTTTATGGCAATCTTTCCTTCTATACAGGGTGGAACTATCCGGGAGTATGGGGTGTTACGCTGAATAACGCTGATGCCATACTGCTGATGGATAAAAATGAGCTGCCGATTGATGAAACAAGTCGGATCTGGTTCAAATCCACTCCTGTTCAGAAAACGGTACAGGTCTATGACGAAGACGAGAAGAAGATGGTTGAAAAGACCGTCATCGATGCTGATTCGGCAGACTTTTCCGTGTCAAGGATCATTCCAAGCATTAACTGCGTGAGATATGTGCTGAAAGGTATTGAGAAATGAAGCTGAAGATTAGCCTTTCAAAACCATCTATACAAAAGGCTCTTAATCAGGCAAGAGAATATCAGCGAAAACTTAACGATAAGAACAGGCTGTTTGTAAAACGGCTTGCCGAATCTGGCATTCCTGTGATTGATTCGAACATTGAACGGGCAGACGGTGACAGTGATAAATATCATGATACCAAGATTATTCTGCATTCGTATGGCGATTATTCACAGGCAACACTGCAGGTCAGTGGCAAAGACATTCTGTTTATCGAGTTTGGTGCAGGCATTCATTACAATAATTCTCCAATTCCTCACGCAGATAAATTTGGCTATGGCATAGGTACATATAATCCGGGTTCTGATAATGCATTTAACCCTGATGGATGGTGGTACAGGGATGATTCTGGAGCATCTCAGCACTCCTATGGTACTGAAGCTACCATGCCGATGCTGAAAGCCAGTAACGAGATCATCAACAGTATTCGTAGGATTGCGAGGGAAGTATATGGCAGTAACTAAACCGTGGTGGGCAGAACTTGAATCAAGGCTGTTTACCCTGTACAAGTCCAGAATGGGCAAGGCTCTCAAAGAGAAGTTTCCCAAGCTATATTGTACGGCTTCTCCCATGACGAAAGCTGCTTCGCAATTTCCTACGGCATACTTCCGTATGGTTGATTGGATTGAACAGGGAAATGATCTTGAAAACACGGATGTCAATGCAATCTTGGCAACTGTGCAGGTGGATGTGATCGCCAACACATCACTAAATGATTGTAAAGAAGTTCTTTACGAAACAACAAATGTTATGAAATCGCTGAGTTTCAGCATTATTGGAATGCCTGTTTACTCAGCTCAAAATAACTTATATGTAGGTGTTATTCGCTTCCGCAGGATGATTGGTGGGAGCGATTCTTTTTAGTTAGAAAGGAGTGCTAATTATGGCAGTACCTGGAGTAAGTTCGTTAAAAATGGAATTGGGAATGGGTGCATGGTCTGCAAGTGATACAGGCCCGGCAAATGCCTTTACCAAGATGGGCAGAATCAATGCTATCGGTGGTATTGAACTTTCTCAGGAAAACATCGATGCATCCGCAATTTCTGATGATGTATCTCAGTACGTTGCCGGTCGTGCCGACACTGGTAAACAACTGTTAGTGGCGTAGTCAATGCGAAGCTATTAACACTGCCGTCCGTAGTGAAATTGACATGTAGACTACGGATTATGATTGGGGAATTAAGCTGGAAAACGGTTTGCAACCGTAATCAGAGAGAGAAGGATATGTCTAAAAGCATATTCATCCACAACGCATAGGAAGTGAACCTGATGTTGAGATACATCAGAACATAATCTTCCCACGAGTCCCCGACATCGGTCAATACATCCGCAGAGGATGTGATGAAAAGATATGCTGGACTGCATTGCAATGATGCAGAAGCAAGGATAAAAAGCCTTGCGATAACACAATCGGGTGAATGGACAATCACGGTCAACGTAACAGATGAAACAATTACTGAGTGGGAGGCTATTGCCGGAACTACCAAATGGTTTGAGGTATACCATCCCAATCTTACAAAGGCATGGTTCGTAGCCGCACAGGTTCCTGGCAAGATCCCTGTACCTGAAATCGGACAGAACGAACTTCTGACGATGGAAATCAGCCTTACCGTACAGACACTGCATGGAACGGCTACCAAAGTCACACCAACCGATCCGACATAATAAGTTTTGTTGATCAGGGGGAGGGCCATCCTTCGGGGTGGCCCTTTCCCTTGTTTTTTTTAGTTTTTTACAGGGAAAGGAGCTACACATGAAAACATATTTCGAATTAAACAAAAGGCGTTACGAAGCTGCGGAGTTCGACTTCAATATCGTGTGCGATCTGAGCGAGATGGGTGTTGACCTTGACAAGATTCAGAAAGCACCCGCTCCGGCAATTCGTGCTTACATCGCAATTTGCATGGGTGCAGATAAAGACATTGCAGGACGTGAGATTCAGGAGCATATCATTGGCGGTGGCACACTTGAAGAAGTTGCTACAGTCATGACACAGATGCTTGAGAAATCTGATTTTTTTCAGGCTCTCAACAAGAGCAAGGAAAAGACTACTCCAGCAAGGAAAGCAACGAAGAAAGAAAAGGAAGAGTAAAATCATATCCTTCCCTGCGTGAGTTCTATCGAAGCGAACTTCTTCCTGAGTGTTTGATGGCCGGAATGTCTGAGGAAAGATTCTGGAGATCAAATCCGAGAACCATTGAGCCGTATTTCATAGCCCGTGAAAAGCGGATCTTTGAAATTGACAGGCTTTCTCATGTGATGGGTGCTTATGTATATAATGCCGTGTCTGCAGCTATGACAGGATTAGGCAAACATCCGAAGCCGTACAGAGACAAGCCCTTCCTTGCTGAAGAAGAAGAACGCCTGCGGATTGAACGAATGTCAGAAGAAGAAAAGTTGCGAGAAGTGGAGAAAATCTTCGAACAGCTTGATCGTAACGTCAGATGATAAGGTGGTGATGGAATGGCAGATAATGTTATTGACACCCTATCGATAGAAATCAAATCAACAAGTTCGTCAGCCAACAGAGCCATAAATTCTTTGGTCAGCGGTCTTGAGAAACTCGACAATGCCTTGAATTCCTACTCAGGAGGAGCATCTGCCTTTGAAGGTGCATTGAATAATCTTGAGAAGGGATTTAATCGTCTAAACAGCATCATCAATTCCGTAGACGTTGGAAAGCTGACAAGCATCTCAGGTGCGATCAATTCGCTGTCCAACGCATCGTCAAAAGCAAACGGTGATAATCTTGTCGGTCTTGCTAATGGCATCCGGGATGTTGCAAGTGCGTCAACAGGTGTCAGTAATGGTTCAAATCTTGATGGTTTTATAAAAACCGTGTCATCTTTTGGCTATAAAACTGTATCCAATGCAGCACAAAACATGCCACAGCTTGCTAAGGGACTTCAGCAGTTAAGTGGAGTTACCATTCCGAACTTCGGAGACTTATCCGGCTTAAGCAATTTCATCAACACTATCAGTCAGCTTGGATTGAAGAAGGGAACGGGAGCTGCATTTAACATTCAACCTCTTGTTGCCGGATTGCAACAGTTATACTCTGTGGCAGGTCAGGCACCGCCTGATGCTTCTGGAATTCTGAACATTGCGAATGCGTTCTCCGTCATGGGCAGAGATACAACACTTCGTGCAGTTCAGAACATGCCACAGCTTGCCGATGCTTTCCGAAAACTGGTTTCTTCGTTAGCAAACGTGCCGAAAGTACGGTCCGATGTGATTGCTCTGGCAAATGCCATGGCAAAAATGTCTGCCAACGGTTCAAAGGTGGGCAGTTCTTCAAGAAGCCTGTCAAGTGCATTAAGGCAACAGCAAACTGCACAGGAGAATCTGTCCAAGTCTTTCAGGAATATCATTTCCAACACGCAAAAGACAAGCAAGGCAATCACAGGATTTGTCAAAAATCTGCTCTTCTCACGAAGTGGTGCGGATCAAGCAGGCAGAAGTTATAGCACACTGGCTGCGAAAGTTGGTTTGCTCTATGCGAAATTCTGGATGCTGTTAAGAGCCGTCCGTGGTCTTGGTGGCATGATGTCTGTTGCATCGGCATTAACCGAAGTTCAGAACGTGGTTGATACAACATTCGGAAGGATGTCGTATAAGATTGAAGACTTCTCAAAGAATGCGATTAAGGACTTCGGTCTTTCCGAGCTGTCAGCCAAGAAGTTCGCAAGTCAGTTCCAGGCGATGGGAACTGCTATGGGTATTACAGGAAGTCAGGTGGCTTCGGCACAGAAACTTCTGAATACCAAGAAGACCATGGAAGGTAATGTCGCAGGTTATAATGCCGCTTCAAAGTCTATGGCTGACATGAGTATAAACCTTACGAAACTGTCGGCTGATATGGCTTCGTTCTATGATGTTTCTCAAGATACGGTAGCCAAGGCTTTGCAAAGTGGTGTCATGTCGGGCCAAACCCGTCCGTTAATAGTTTTAGCGGCTTAGTGTAGTGATACACTTCGAAAAACTCCGTGAACGCAAGCAAAAGCGGTGTGGATGGAAACATCCGCTAACGGGGAAAGCCTAAACTACAGAAAAATTGACTTAACATATGCAACTGTGATATAATAATTCCGAAAGGAAGTGATTTCATGGTTGGCTATATTTATAAGTCAGAAGTAGCAGGAAAGGTTTATATTGGCAAAACTACATCTAAATTAGAATCAAGGATTAAAACACATTTAAATCACGCATTTAAGCAAAACAATAAGACAAAGATTGGTGAAGCACTACGGACTTTAAGCGAGGAAGATGCTTATAATTCCTTTAGTGTAGTTGAAGTTATAGAAGGTACAGATTATAATGACCTTGAAGCAAAATTGTGCGACAGGGAAAATCATTATATGGATGTGTATAACTCGATGTATCCAAATGGATATAATGTTCATAGGTCTTTCCCGTCCAAGAAAAGAGTGGTAAAAACCCAACCACCAAGGGAAAGTGTTATGCGTGAAGTTATATGTGTTGAAACGGGGAAACATTTCAAGTCCATGACGGATGCCGCAAAAAGCGTTGGGGTAGACGTTTCTGCCGTATACCACTGTTTGAAAGGTATCAATAACACGGCAGGTAAAATGCATTGGAGATATGCTGATGGTGAATATCACGAATGCAAAAGACCAGAGGGTCGCAAGAATCGTAAATCTCAAAGCAAGCCTGTGATGTGTAAAGAAACAGGAATTATATATCCGTCTTGTGGAGAAGCAGAACGACAAACAGGAATAGGTAGATTTAGCATTGCGAAATGTGCAAACGGAAAAGTGATATCTGCCGGTGGATGTCGTTGGGGCTTCGTTATAGATGGAAAACCTGTATTTCACAATCGACCTGATTATAATAAGTCAAGGATAAAATGTTTAGAAACTGGTGAAATTTTTGATTCTATGGCAGATTGTGCAAGAAGTTTAGGAGAAAAAAACTCAAGCACACTTCAAAGCACAATCAAATACGGATGTAAACATAAGGGAAAAACTTATGTCAAGATAGACCAAGATGGTAATCCCGTGCCAAGCTCTTGGAAACAAGAGAAGGTGTAACGACTATCCAATGTGGAGTAGGCTGGAGATTAGCACCAGTCGAAGTGCGGAGCAACAGAGAAGGATCGCAGAGATGCGGTCTTTTTTTGTTGGTGATATAGTCTAATCCCCTAATAAATATCGGGAAACCGAGGGTAGAAATGTAAGACAATACGGTAAAAATCTTGCCGCTTAACACAGTAATGTGTTTCGAATAATTGCGGAATTAAGCTGGAACCCTAAACCAAAAGGCATGGGAATCAGAACCGAAGGCTATAGGAACTATAGTCAGGGGCAGAGCATAGATGGTGAAAAGATATAATCCATCCAAGAGGCCGCAACATCCCAATGGGATGAAAAGCTATGCCGAGCATACAGGAAACTGTATGAACCAAAGGATAAAAAGCCTTTGGGATAACAAAACTGTTAGATTTGACACAAGCCACATTAAAGGAATGGGCATTAAATAATGGTCTTAATGCAAACTTCAAGACCATGACGCAAGCTGAAAAAGCAATGTTGAGATATCAATATGTTATGGCAAATAGTGCGAAAGCCCAAGGTAGTCGGATGGTAGCGTGATCAATGCTTAGTTATCATCCTTGCCGTCTACGGTGAATCCAACAAGTAGACCGTAGATTATAACCGAAGGATTAAGCGGAGAACTGCTTTGCAAGCACAATCCGAGAGTGAAGGTCATCCGCAAAAAGATGGTCAACCGCAACGCATAGATGGTGATCCTTATGCTGAGATGCATAAGACTATAACCCATCCAAGAGACTTCGGCATCGGTTGGAATGTTCCGCAGAGGAACATGGTGAAAATATATGCTCGTCTATACTGTAATGGTATAGTTTGTGGATAAAAAGCCACAAGATAAGATAACGGACTTCGCTCGCACTTCCGGTAGAATGAAACGTGCCGCCTAACACAGTAATGTGTTATGGAAAAACCGGGCAATATCGGTGAATCCTAAGTTCAATGAATATGGCAACACCGAGATAACACAGGGAATTAAAGAGCCTTGTGCATCGTAGAGAGTAGGAACTGAAACTGTTTTGGCAGAATATAATGTTTCCCAAGAGTGTCCGGCATCCCAAGAGGATGATGATGTACTCCAACCTGGGGATGAAATAACATCCCATCATGCGAGGAAACTCCCAGAAATGTAGGATAAAAAGCCTACATGGTAATATTGGACGTGGCATAACCAGATTGTTATTCTCAAACAGCAACTTCAACAGCTTGCAGCCGTAATCGGATCAGGTTTAATACAGGCTATTAAACCATTCGTACAACAATTCAACGCAGCCCTCTCCGGGTTGATTGCATTTGCACAGAAAGTAGTCAACGCATTAGGCAAAATCTTTGGATGGGAGATGGAAGTCAACACTAAAGGACTTACCATTGATGATGATGCTATCGAAGATGGTGCAGATGCTATGGGTGATCTTGGTGATGCAGCCGATAAAGCATCCAAATCCACCAAGGAACTTAACAAACAATTACAGGGCTTTGATAAACTAAACGTCCTGACCACAAAGAAAGATAATTCTTCATCCAAGAAAAAAGACGATGATTCGAAATCTGGAACAGGGTCGGCTGTAGTAGACACAGGTGATGCTGCCGCAGCCCTTAAGAAAACAAAGGGTGTATTTGAATCTGAGATCGACAACCTGTTTGACCTTGGAAGATATATTAGTAATGCTCTTTCGAAGCAGATGGAGAAAATCAATTGGAATGCGGTTTACGAAAAGGCAAGGAGTTTTGGTGCAGGTCTTGCGAACTTCCTAAACGGATTGATCACGCCAAGGCTTTTCTATAACGTAGGAAGAACAATCTCAAGTTCAATTAGTACGGCTTTCCATTTCCTTGATTCGTTTGGTCAGACGTTTGATTGGAAAAACTTCGGAAAGTCTATCGGTGCCGGTATCAATGGATTTCTCGCAGGATTCGATTGGGTAACCATCAAGAGTGCTGCGAAGAATTGGGGATCTGGACTTGCCGACACGATCATGAGTGCAGTGGCAGAAACCGATTTTCATGGCATTGGCGAAGCATTGATGCATGCCCTTGATACGGCACTGACGTTTGCTTTTGAGCTTGGAAGTGGACTTGACTTCACGGAAATCGGTACAAGGCTTGCCGATGGTATCAATGGAGCAATCGAAAACTTCCCGGCAGAGAAATTTGCCAACACCATTGACGAATGGGTACAGGGTCTTTGGGATATGATTGTTTCATGCCTGAGTCAGATTCACTGGGATGACCTTGGTGAAAAGATCAAGGAATTTGTTGGCAACATTGATCCCAAGACATGGAGAATTCTAGTTGGTGGACTAATACTGGTGAAGGCTGCAAGTTTTACCGTGGCTCTTTCTGAGGAAATTTTTAAACAGGCAGGACTAAATCTCGCAACTGGTTTGGCTGCAAAACTCCCAGGAATTCTTGGCGGTAACGCAGGACTTCAAACAGCCATAGGAACTGGAATTGGAGAAGCTGCAGCGAGTGCCGGTGTTGGCGAGGCCGTTGGCGAAGCCGTTGGTGCAGCTGGCGCAGGTGGTGGATTAGAAGGACTTTTAGGCACTATAACAAGTCTTGTTTCGCCAATCACGCTTATTATCGGATTGCTTGCTTCTTTAGCGGTTGGTCTTGGATATGTGTTTGCTAAATCGGAAGAAGTTAGACAAGGATTTTCCGATGCAGTTGCTACCATACAGGAAAACCTTCAGCCAGCAATGCAATTTATGAGCGATACTGTTTTGCCAGGTATTCAAAGTGGATTCCAGGGGCTTTTAGACATCCTGTCTCCTATTGGTGATTTCCTGTATGATGTGTTCAAGTCTATATGGGTTGACATGATCAATCCTGCTCTTGAATATTTTGGAGCGAACATTCTACCGCTTATTAATGATGCTCTTAGAATTTTGTGGAGCATCATTGATCCGCTTGCCAAGCTGATTGGTGATGTATTACGTCCTGTAATCGAAGCAATTTCCCGTGTGCTTGGAAGTTTGTGGAAGAATGTTGTTGTTCCGCTTGCGAAAGCATTAGGGACTGTGTTAGGCGGTGCAATTCAAATTATTATTGCACTGTTTAATCGACTATCAGCTCCGGTTGGAGATGTTATCAAGGTTCTTCGGCTTTTATGGAATGGTGTTTTAGTTCCGATAGGCACATTTATAGGTGAAACTTTCCTAACGGTATTCGAAGAAGCGTTCAGAATTATTGGAGATATCATTGACGGACTTACCGAAACATTCGGTGGGTTGATTGATTTCGTTGTAGGGGTCTTTACTGGTGATTGGAGAAAGGCTTGGGAAGGAATCAAGAAAATTTTCAAAGGAATTTGGGATACACTTGCAACTATCGTTAAAGCTCCCATCAATTTGCTTATAGGATTGTTTGAAGGACTTGTTAATGGAATTATCGGTGCCTTTAATGCGATAAAACGTGCATTAAATCATCTCCATTTCACAGTTCCTGATTGGGTTCCAGGCATTGGTGGCTCAGAATTCGGATTCAATTTTAGCATGACATCGAAAATGAAGATCCCACGCCTTGAAAAAGGTGGATTCCTTCCTTATGGATCATCGATGTTCATCGCAGGTGAACACGGAATACCTGAGTTGCTTGGTACTGTCAATGGCAAGAATGCCGTAGCAGGCGGTGCTGAAATCACAGGTATTCGTGATGAGATTCATGATTCCAGTAATCGTCAGCTTGCCAACGATAATCGGATTATTCAGTTGTTAACAATCATAGCAGAAAAGGAATTCGGCATCACACAAGATGCCATGTTCCGAGCAGTAAGAAACAGTGCTTCTGACTATACGATGCGTACAGGCAGAGGTGCTTTTGAATTTTAGGGATGGATGTAATGTCCATCCCTTTTTGATTAAGGGGGACGAATCATGGCTTTCAATGGTTCTTTAATTAAACTAAGCGGTGATAACTTCCCGTTGAAATATGTATACAAGGAATCATACAAGGTTACGCCAAACAGACGGCAAGACCTTGATCCTTATCGTGACGCAAACGGATTGCTTCACAGAAACACGCTTTCGCACACAGCTACCACGATTACTTTCCAGACCAAGCCTATGTGGAATGACGAGTTTGATGCCATGATGAGCTTCATTCGGTCGCACTATACGAAGTCGCTTGAGAAAAAATTACGCATCACGTACTTCAGCCCGGATCTTAATGATTACAAGACGGGCGATTTTTATGTTCCTGATGTCGAGTACAACATGGATCTGGTTGATACGGTCAAACGGAAAATCTTTTATCTGTCTACTACTCTTGAGTTCATTGAGTATTAGGGGGGTGGTTCTTTGATTGATATAACCGAACTTGTCCAAAGTGCGTTTCAAGGACCATATCCTAAAGAGCTTACTCTTGAATTTCCAATAGGCAGAACGCTCACAAACGAAAACATTCTCACGGAATCCATGACGCTTGAGCAATCAGTATGCGATGAAAGCAATCTGACTTTCGGCATGGTGTATTCCACATGCTTTTCTGTCACGATCTTTGATGACGGATTGTCTTATACAGGGCTAAAGGTTCAACCGAAAATTACCGCTGTCTATGAATCGGCAGACACGGGTGCGATCAGCCGTTTTTATCGTGAACTTGGCTCCTATACGGTAAAGTCGGATAATTTGACATCCGACAAGATGTACCGTGAGCTGAAGTGCTACGATGCGTTGGCTGATGTGCTTTCGTTTGATTATTCGGAGTGGCATAACTCGCTTCGTGCATCTTCGTTTACGTTAAAGACATATCGGGATGCATTCTTCAGTTATATAGGTATTCAACAGGAAGAAGTATCACTGCCAAACGATTCGGTAACACTACAAAAGTTCACCGTAGATAAGTTAAGCGGATCGCAAATCATCGGCACGATTCTTCAGTTGACCGGCACGTTTGGATTCATTCGAATCAGCAATGGGAAGTTCACCTACGTGCATCCGTCTGCTACACCACAGACAACTATCGATGACAGTTCATACATCCAAGGATCTTTAAGCTACGAAGATGAACCGATGGTTGCGATATCGGGAGTTAAGGTGGTCGGATATTCCGACAGCTATACCGGTGATGATGGCGAAACAGAAGATAAGGGTGTGGATAACGCTGTTGCCGGGACAAGCAATGGCAGTGTTTATGAGGTTCCTGACAATTTTCTGATTCACTTATCTGACCTAAGTACACGTTTGGAGATCGCAAGGGCGATATTTGCTAAGGTAAAAAACTACACCTATCATTCGGTTGATGTCGAACTTCCACCGTATATGGGGGTTGAACCTGGTGATGTCGTGCAAATCGTTACTGACCGAAAGACGGTTACGTTTCCGATACTCCACAGATCATTAAGTGGCATTTCTGCTCTCAGGGATCACTTTGAAGCAAAGGGTGAAGGGCAGATTTCCAGTAATGCTGGATCGGTATCTGGAGGTGTCAGTTCAACTGCAATGGCGGTGAATCAGATCCGCTTAAGTGTTTCTGAGCTTTTGGCAAGCAAGGCATCGGTCGAGTCCCTGACCGCATCCAATGCAAGGATTACAACACTTGAAGCATCAGACGTGACCATCAACAACGTGTTGAACGCACACAAGGCAAACATCGAAAGCCTTGAGGCAAACAAGGCCAGTGTGACAGACCTTAGTGCTTCGAACGCAAGGATTGCCACACTTGAAACAGGATATGCAAGCGTAAGCCAACTTGAAGCCAACTATGCAAACATCAAGACGATACTATCGGGAAACATCGGAACAGGTGATTTACAGACCATTCATCTGACATCGGAAAACTCCGTTGTGGATCAGGCGGTCATCAAAAACCTTGTTTCGACTTATATTACTGTAAACGACTTGATGTCCGGCAACATCAGCACGAATAAGTTCAACATCGTTTCGGATGATGGGGCAATAAAGATTGACGGTTCCACGCAGACCTTCAAGGATGCCAACGGCAATGTTCGCATCCAGATGGGTCAGGACGCATCAGGCAACTTCACTTTCGTTCTCTACGATGCAACGGGGCAAGGTGTTCTGCTTGATGCTACAGGCATTAAGGAATCTGCGATAGCTGATGGTTTGATCAAGGATGCCAAGGTGGCTTCTGATGCAGGAATCAAGGGTAGCAAACTGGATATCGATTCAGTTGTTACCGAGATGAACAAGCCCGGAACATCGGTTATTAAGTCCAACAAGATTTGGTTTGATGATTCAAGCCAAACGCTGACACAGGCTTTTTCGGCAGTTTCTACATCCGTCAGCAATGCAACCACGCTTGCAGAAACGGCTAATGCCAATGCGGATGCAGCTATCCGGGCCATTGAAGGTATTTCTTCGCTTGACAATGTTACTGCGGTATTAAGCAGCGATAGTCATGTAGTCCATACAAACTACGATGGAACAGGCGGTGTTTACACATACGCAAATACCCAAGTGTCTGCTTACAAAGGCGATGCTGACATTTCTTCACAGGTCAACATAACATATACGGCATCCACAGGGCTAACAGGCACATGGACCGCATCGACAAGAACCTACCAAGTAACCTCTTTAACTACGGATAACGGATATGTGGATTTCACGGTTACATATACTCCGCAGAATGGCAACGCTGTCACTGTAACAAAGAGATTCTCGATCGCCAAATCTCCTGACGGACGTGCAGGATCAGCCTACACACTGCAATCATCCGTGGACGTTGTACAGAAAAGTTCTGGTGGAATCTTCCGACCGGAAACCGTGGTCTTTTCATCGTTGGAATCTATTGGTTCAAGCACGTTGCCGTATACGGGCATCTATCAGATAGAGGAATCGGCAGATGCGTCTACATGGGTGCAGAAATACATTTCAGGGAGTGCTGAATCAACCGTAACTTACAGACCGACATCATCGGCTGAATACATACGATGCACGTTGTTTGATTCCTACAATGTTTATCTTGCATCCAAGACATTGACGGCTATTCCAGATGCTTCGGAACTTGCTGATGAAATCTCTGAAGCACAGGGAACGATCCAAACCATATCCTCAAGGGTTGGTGTGGTTGAATCAGGCATCAATGGGTTAAGTGTTGATCTTGCTGACACGAAGGAAGAACTTCACGGACTTGCTGATAACACTCTGCTTTATCAGGTAATCACAAATTACAACGCATCGGACGTTGTAACGCTTGAAGCAAGGATATATCAGAATGGATTAGACATCCACACGGATTATCCTGCACCATGGTTTTCTTGGCATAAAAAGACGGAAGATGAGTTGAAAACGATTGGCTCCGGCTATTCCATAACCATTGACAAAACAGACTTTGGTTATGGTGGAACAGTAGTTGGCATATTTGAAACCTTCGAAGAAGGACTTCTTGTTCTTCCTGATAATAAATACCTGGTTCTGCCCGATGGCAACAGGTTGAAACTTTACTACTAAGGTGGTGGAAATATGGCAGATATAAACGCTGTTGATCTTGCACAGGAAACAGCATTAACACTTGATGGTGCGGAACAGTTTGTGATGTTTGATACATCGCAAGGCAAGAGATCCACTGTCGAGGAAGTAGGAAACTATATATTAAACAGGCAGAAAGCCATCGGTACAAAAACGGTCAGTGAACACTTTGATTCTGTTAATCAGGAAGTTGCAGAAATCAGAGCATCGGTCGGCACACCTCTTGTTGCCAATACGGCAATTGAGATGACAGACCGAACAAAGATCTACGTCTATACAGGATCGGAATCAGGATATTCCAATGGGCATTGGTATTACTGGAACGGTTCTTCTTGGGCAGATGGTGGAGTTTATCAGGCCACGGCAATACAAACCGACAAAACATTACTTCTGTCTGATCAACCTGCCGATGCAAAGACCGTAGGAGATATCCTTCGAAGTATAACAGCTACTGATACGACAGGCGAAGGAGACATCGTTCTTTCCTTCGGAATGTAAGGCGGTGATTGTTTTGTCTTATATCTATGAGAACAAAAATCCTTTTAATCACAGGGTTGGCGATTGCGTGATCAGGGCAATTGCTAAAGTCTTAAATATGTCTTGGGACGATGTGGCGATTGATCTTTCCATGATGATGGTCACAAAGAAAGACATCATAACATCGAACAGTTTATGGGGAGAATACCTTGCGTTGAATGGTTTCAGACGTGGTGTTCTCCCCAATACTTGTCCTGATTGTTTTACGCTGAAGGATTTTTGCAGAGAGTTTCCACATGGAACATATGTAGCCTGTACGGGATCTCACGTTATAGCGGTAATTGATGGCGATTATTTTGATGTCTTCGACAGTGGGGACGAGATAATCACTTATTTTTGGGAAAGGGTGGAATAGATGGCAATCAACTATGGACAGAATTACAACTACGGAAATACATTTCCGGGCAATCAGAATCCGATAGGATTTCAAAACCCGATGATGTACGGTAATCAACCGATGCAACAGGATGACAATTCCATCATGGCTGTTTTTGTACAGGGAGAAGCTGGAGCAACGAACTATCTTGTTCGAAGCGGAACCACGGTCATGCCGATTGATTTTCAAGCAGGCAAGTTTTGGCTGAAATCCAATACAGGTGGCATTCCACAGAGAATGCGACACTTCGTTTTCAAGGAAGTTTTCCCGGAACAGGAACAACCATCTGGTCAGACGAGTGCAGATGGAGGCGTGTCGAGAGAAGAATTTGATTCTTTATCAAAGAATGTTTCTGTCATTGCAAAAAATATGCAAAAACTTCTTGCGGATTTAGGAGGTGGATCAAATGAATAACTTCCTTCAGATATTTGGCGGTATGCAGAACTTTATGAATCAATTCAATCAGTTCAGACAGAACTTAGGCAACCAGCAGAATCCGCAACAGATGGTTCAGCAACTTCTTGATTCTGGGCAGATGACACAGGAACAATTCAATCAGTTGAACCAGATGGCGAATCAGATTTTGAACATGAGAGGTAATAAGCGATGATTATTGACGTAACGTCCACCAAGACATTTACGATCAATCTTGGAAGACAGGGCGAAAACGACATCACTGAAATTGTATTCGACTACAGCGGTCTTGTAGAAGAATATGGCGAAGGAACGCTTTCCTGCATTGTTCAAAGAAAGAAAACGGATGATCCGTACCCAACCATTCTGACGGTAGAAGACCACATGGCAACATGGTCAGTATCCAGTACCGACACAGCCTATGCAGGAACAGGAAAGATTCAGCTTTCGTATATGGTGGATGAACAGATCAAGAAGTCCATCATCTACAAAACCAAGGTAGAGCCATCCATCCTTCCGACAAGCGAAGAACCACCAGATCCAATCAAGAATTACCTTGATCAGATGGTGGAGATTGGCACACAGGTTCATGCCGATGCCGAATCGGTGAGTGGCTTGGCAAGTGAGATTACGGAAACGGCAGAAACTGCGGAAACGACTATCACGGAAACGGCTACGTCAGCCGTCAACACGATTAACGCAAAGGAGGAACAGGTCTTGCAAGATTTATCATCCTTAATCACCTTCTCCGATGATGGGGACGGTAACATATCTATCACGATAGGAGGTGAGTAATCATGGCAACTAAACCGCTAAAGACGATTACCTTTGAAGGACTTGAGGATACTTATACCATTCCGCAGATAGACGATACTCTCTCTGTAACAGGGGCATCAGCCGATGCCAAAGCCACAGGTGATGCCATAAGCACCAAGGCAGAAGCCGAGGGTGCGGTGTCCATGGCAAAGGCGTTGGTGGGCGGAAAATATACCCTTGACCAATCACCCTACCACTATCGCCAGTCACCAGACGCAGGAAGTTTGGATGAGAAGATAGTCGGGGGGACACTGGCGTGGAATCAGCTTTGCAATTCATCATCCGTTATTGTTCAAAGTGGTCACAAGTATCTTTCCAAGATTGGTGGCACATACTCTGTTGGTTCAAGCACTGGAACGGCTATTACAGGATTAACAAGTGGAACGGATATGGTCATCGACCTCACCGCCATGTTCGGCTCCACCATAGCAGACTACATCTACTCCTTAGAGCAGTCATCCGCAGGAGCAGGAGTAGACTGGGTAAGGCAGTATATAGACCTTGATACATATCACGAATACTGTGAACCTACTCTGAAATCTGTTGAGGGGTTAGTTAGCCATGATATGGTTGGGTTTAATTTGTTTGACAAAAGCACTGCAAGCGTAGGTAAGTATATAAAGAATGATGGAACACTTGGAAATCTTGCTACAACATTTGTTACAGATTATATTCATGTACAGCCAAGTGTTGCGTATTATTGCAATCACATAGTAGGTAGTGCGTCATTAGAACAGAGTTATGCAGAATACGATTTTGATAAAAATTTTATTCGTGTTGTACTTGCAGGTTCTGGTGGCAGTGCAGGTTCTGGTGGTAAGGAAACCATATTAACTACTTCAGATGATGTCCATTATATACGCTTTATCGGGGCGATTTCTGTAATTGATGAAACGAATTTCAACCTCTCCGACCCATCACGCAACGGAACATACGAACCCTACGAAAAGCACAGCTATCCACTGGATTCATCCGTTGAACTGCGAGGAATCCCCAAACTCTCAGACGGCAAGATGTACTTCGATGGGGATTGGTATCAGAGTGATGGACAGGTGACGAGAAGGTATGGGGTTGTGGACATGGGGACGCTGAATTGGGCGTTGCATACATCGTATCCGAATGTGTTCTACACCACAGGACAAGTGCTTGAACAAAACATGAAAGCTAAAAGCATTAATTTTATAACAACAAAATATCCAAATGCAGGAACTTTATACTCCTCATATGATGATGTTGTTAACAACGCTGGAAGCATTATGGTATCGTATAGTACAATTAGGTTGTCTGTAAAGGACACAGCTTACTCAGACGCATCTGCATTCAAAACGGCCATGAGTGGAGTAATGCTTGTCTACGAACTTGCCACTCCCACCACCGAAACCGCACAGCCCTACCAGTCACCGCAGCTTGCAGGCTCGACTGAGGAATATGTTACTACTGGAGTTGTTCCTGTTGGGCATGAGTCACGCTACTATGAGGACATCACAGGCAAGGTAAATGACCTTCCATCTGACTTCTCAACTTTAATCGCCCCTGTGGAGAAATCATTCACAGCAACAAGGAACTACACAGTCGGCTCATTTGTAATCGTAGACAACCAGTTATACAAAGTAACATCCGCTATCTCAAGCGGTGGGACGATAACACCAAATTCTAACGTAACGGCAACTACCATCATGGCAGAAATTCTCGCCCTGGCTTAGAAAGGAGAACACTATGATCTATCAATTATACGTTATCGAAATTCAGCAATATGCGGATGGTTCCTATGGGGACATCAAACACTTTGTCTATGATGAGGATGCCGATAAGGCACGGCTTAAGGCAGAGTCCAAATACTACGAAGTTCTTTCTGCAGCTGCGGTCAGCAACCTTCCGAGTCATGCGGCTATTTTATTTAGTTCTGAAGGTTTTCCGATTATGCATCAGTGTTACAAGCATACCGTAGCACCTGAGACAGAAACTCCTGCAGAGGAGTAATTAAATCTTAATATCCGCTTATAAGGAATCGGGTTAATTCCCGGTTCCTTTTTTGTTGTTTGTAATGTTTTGGCCAAACATTCAATAAAGTTTCTTTTAAATCTTTTCTTATACAGAAAGGAGTGATGTCGTATGGCATTAACAGACACTGGTAATGGCGGTCTTTCCGCAGCAGATGTAGCAGCAGTCGTAGGAAACAATGGTGGCTTTGGTTTCGGAGGAAACAATGGTGACCTTGGTTGGATTCTGATCCTTTTCCTGTTTGGCATCTTTAACGGAGGATGGGGCAACGGAGGATATGGTGGATATGCCAATGTCGGAAGTGAAATCTATCCGTGGATGAATCAGTCTCAGCAGGTTAATGATGGATTCCGTGACCAGATGATCAATAGCAACATTCAGGGAATCCAGAATTCTGTTACAAGCGGATTTGGTGATGTTCAGAATTCTCTTTGCTCTGGTTTTGCAGGCGTTAATGCCTCTATTAATGCCGCTCAGAATGGTGTGGTTCAGCAGATGTATGCAAATCAGATTGCAGGAATGCAACAGAGCTTTGCCAACCAGACTGCTATGCTTCAGGGATTCAACGGAATTCAGTCTCAGTTTGCCAACTGCTGTTGCGATCATAAATTATCAGCCTGCCAGACCAACAACACAATCCAGAACGAGGGCAACATGACTCGCTTTGCTGATGCCAATAACACCAGAGACATCATCACAAATCAGACTGCAAGCACTCAGGCTATTCTGGACAAACTTTGCCAGTTAGAACTTGACGGTGTTAAGGCACAGGTTGAGGCGAAGAATGATCGCATTGCAGACCTCCAGAATCAGCTGAACATGGCTAATATGCGTGAGTCTCAGACCGCTCAGAATGCATTCATTCAGCATGGATTAACTAATGAGGTGGATGCTCTTTACAACAGGCTGAATAACTGCCCTGTTCCGACAACTCCAGTTTATGGCAGGACTCCTATTTTCACTTGCAATAACAACAATGGTTGCGGATGTGGCAATAACGGTTTTGTAAACTAAGGAGGTGCTATTATGGCGAGGTATATCACATCCAGCGACCAGAATGTCGCTTTGAACGGTACGATTCCGTTTGATATTGTGTCTATCCCTTGCAATACAGGAAATGTCATTCCTATTACAACAGGGGTTCTTACTTTGCGTGGACGCACTTCCAATAAGTTTGCAAGATACATTGTTAAGGCACAGGGCAACGTATCCATCCCGACAGGCGGTGCGGTTACTCCTCTGGCAATCGGAATTACCATTAACGGAAATGTGATTCCTGAAAGCGTTGCCATTGTAACTCCGGCTGCAGTTGGTGAATATTGGCACATCAATACATCAATACCGATTACGGTTCCTGCTGGATGCTGTGTATCAGTTTCTGCGGTATACGTTGATGCAACAGAAGACGATGCCACAACTACACCTACTCCATCTATTTTGGTTAGACGTAAGGCATCATTAGACGTAACAAGGATAGCTTAGAGGAGGTGAATGTCATGAATAAAACTTTAGAAAATCTGAAGGAAACTCTTGAGGATGAGATTAAAGCCATCATCAAAAAAGGTGACATGACTCCTTCTGAGTTGGAATCCGTTCAGAAAGCCGTATGCACTATCGATATGATCGAGAAGATGGAACGTGGTGGTCAGAGCGAAGGAATGATGATGGACGGCTATTCAAATCGCCATATGCCTTATCGTCATATGCCTGCGTATGGTAGTTATAATGATCGTTCTTATGGTGATGAGTATGGCGATCACAGCGGTCGCAGATACTACCATGATTCCTATGGTTACGATGATTCCTATCGTGGTGACAGCTACAGAAGGGGCAGATCTCCTGTGACTGGCAGATATATCAGCCGTGGTGAGGACAACATGAGTTATCATGACGGATATAGTGGTCACTCCATCAAGGATCGGATGGTTGCAAGGCTTGAAGATATGATGGACGAGGCGAAAACCGATCACGAACGGCAAACTGTATCCCAGTGGATTGACAGATTGCGGAGCAACTAATCAACGATTATGCGGTGTGTGTTTCGGCATCCACCGCATTTTTTCAAGGCAGGTGAATAAATCATGCGTTTTGAGCAAGAAGTTAATATTTTTAATCCATCTGCATTGAACAGAAAGTTCTCTGCAATCCAAACAGATTTCGATGTAACTCTTGGAAAAATTTCTGCCATCATTTCCGATTCGGATATTGAACAATACCAGGATGGTCATACCACGATGAATAGCAGGCTGTCGGCTACCATTCAAGACCTTGACGGATTTCATGATCAGGTCAGCGAAATGAAGACCGATTATGATGGTCAGTTTGAATCCGTGGACAGCCGATTGACTACATTTGATGAAACCCTTGAAGGAATCACGGCAAGCGTTTCCACGGTTTCGCAAGAAGCAATTAAGTCAGACCAGATTCACTACCTTGCCACGTCTGCCGGGTCCGGGGTTACGATAGAAACATCAGGATGGACTACCACGCCACAGAGGATCACAAATACAAACAAATATCTTTGGACGTACCACACCTATACTAAAGGCGATAACAGTGTGGTAAATACTTCTCCCGTGATCACTGGTACTTATGGCGATCAGGGATTACGTGGAGATACGGGAGTAAGCATTACGGGTGTGACGAATTATTATCTGGCTTCTCCTTTGTCAAGCGGTGTTACCACCGATACAAGCGGATGGACAACGGGTATTCAGACCATGACCGCCACCAATCAGTATTTGTGGAACTACGAAGTAGTTTACGGCAGTGATGATGTTATTATCAGCACGTCAGATCCCGTGATCATTGGTCGATATGGTCAGAATGGTGCTGATGGTGCAGATGGTGCGAGTGGTCGTGGCATCACTTCGATCACAGAGCATTATGCGGTTTCGTCAAGCAACACAACCGCACCAAGCCGATGGTCTGATACCATGGTGAACACCACTACGGAGAATCGTTATCTGTGGAACTATGAAACGATTCTGTACACGGATGGCAATACCGAAGACAGCACAAAACGAGTGATCGGCACTCATGGTGAAAAAGGTGATTCGGCAACCACATATGAGATTAGGTCTTCGGTTGATGCCATAATTCGCAGTCAGGCAGGCACTCCATCTCCGACATTTGTTACCTTTACATGCTATAAGCGTGTCGGTGCGGGATCTGCAACTACTCAGCCCTGTTACTGGTCGATTGAAGAATATGTCAATGGGTCTTGGACAACGATAGAAGCCGGCGGTTCTTCTGCATCATCTAAGACAAGATACGTTGGTACGGGTGCTACATCGGTACGTGCCACGGCATATCTTGAAAGCACGATGTCAAGTGCATCACTGGTTGATCAGCAGGATGTTCCGATCATATCCAATGGTGCAGACGGTTATACCGTGGTTTTGTCGAATGAGTCCCATACGTTTGCCGGTAATGTTTCTTCGGCGGTTTCCGGCAGTACGTTCAGCAACGTCATTGCTTATAAAGGCTCGACAAGGGTAGCGGCTACGATTGGTACGATCACAGGTCAGCCGACAGGTATGACTACATCAATCAGCTATAACGGCACCACCAGTGCAAGGTTTAATGTTGATGTTTCGACATCCATGAATACGAAGTCAGGAACACTGTTGATCCCGGTAACGGTTGATGGAAACACGTTTGCTTTGACATTCAGCTATGCGGTGGCATTTAAAGGCGAAACGGGTGCGAATGGTGTTAATACGGCTACGGTATATCTGTACAGGCTTCTGACAACGACCATTACTCCGAATGCTCCTGTTAACCAGACTACCTATACGTTCTCTACGAAGACGTTAAGTGGCAATCCGGGTGGCTCATGGGTAACTACACCGCCATCAGGAACAGGCACGCTTTGGATGGCTGTGGCTACGGCAAGTTCCAATACAGATACAGACACTATTGAAGCGTCAGAATGGACGGTGGCGAAACTCGCCCGTGACGGATCAAGCGGAGCGAATGGTGTTGACGGCTATAACAAAGCTACAATTACCCTGTATCGCAGATATGCTTCGACACCGAGCAAGCCTGCCGTACAGACCGTGTATACCTTTGCTACAGGAACATTAGATACGATCCCGTCAGGGTGGTCGTTGTCAATTCCTGCGGTGGACGCCAATCATAATCCTTGTTATGCGACTTCTGTTTCCGCTGTAAGCCGTGATGATACATATACGATTGCGTCATCTGCATGGACAACACCTGTGAAGATCGTGGAAGATGGTGAAGACGGAATCGGTATTATGGCAACAACTCCGCTTCGATATGTTTCGTCTTCAACAACCGCACCTGCCAAGCCTACGGCAAATGTGAAGGTTACGGAAGATCGTGCGATTACAGGCGTGTGGACAAAAGCACTTCCTGCTCTTACAAGCACTTATAAGTATATCTACACCTGCGACATGATTGAGTGGGATGATGGCACCACGATTACCTTTACGGATGTCGTGCTGAACAATGCTCTGTCCGATTTGATAACAAGGGTAGCTGCGGCTGAGTTAAAGATACAAGATGATCAAATCGTGGCTACGGTTCGAAAATCTGAGAGCTACAAATCAGATTTGGCTTCAAAAAATGCCAACTACACAGGTGATTATGTTCCAACAAACAGCAATTCTCCTGCAAGCGGATGGTCTGATGACGATACGAAGAGCAGTCACGTCAATGATATTTTCATGACGAATGACGGCAAATCATATCAGTATGTTCAAGGCAGAAACGGATGCTGGATCAAGTTCAACGAAAAGTCTGAGCTGTCTTCCTATGTCGGCAACTTTGTTCGTATTTACTATCAGATTGATGGCGAAACCTACGCATTGCCACTCATTCGGAGGATAGAACTGTCTGGTGCTATCGTCTTTGTTCCATCCAACATTTTCTGGGTGCAACTGGGTGCAGGCAGTAACAGTAGTAACAAGTGGGGCTTTGAAATTGATTCTGTCGGTTGGGGATTTGGTGCAATTCCTAAAAATGCAATAATGACGACCTTGCCATCTATTACGCCAACAGAAGTAAGCGGAGCTAACTATCCTAAAACAGAACATCCTTATGCGTCTAATGTTTCTCTTTTGTGGAAATACACATCTTCCAACAGTGCGGATTCTGCCACAACCTATGGTTGGGCTGACAGGAACACAAGAATCGATGGCCTTGAAGAAAGAATGTCTTCTGCTGAACTGAAGATCACGAGCGATGCTATTGTTTCCACGGTTACATCTTCTGAGTTTGGTCAGGTTATGACTTCTGCTATTAAGCAGACGGCTGACGGAATTCACTTGGATGCCAAGTATGTTTCGTGGGATGCTGATTATTCCAGTATGACAAAGAACGGCTTGCTTACATGTACGGGAGCTGATATATCTGGCGTTGTTACTACAATTGATACAAGTAGCGGAAGAATGACAAAGGTGTCCGGTGGCAGACTTGAGTTTTACAAACATAGCACAGGATCTGATGTTGTTACTGGTTACATTTCACCTTATTACATGAATAACTCTGGAGGTACAAGAACTGAGGGAATTACATATGACATGACTAACAATTCCGGGTTCTTATCATTCAGAACACAATCATCGTCTGGCACGTACACAAATCAATTTGTTATTAACAATGGGCTTTATCCAAATTATTATGCTGACTTAATTTTCTTTGGACGATGTATGTTCCGTAATTCAGGAAGGGTAAGTGTAAATGTTACAAGTTCAACAAATCCAGTAACGTCTGATGTGACTTTCGGAACAGCTTTTACTACAACGCCACTTGTATTTCTTACCGTAGATCGTTCAAGTAGTGGCTTAAGTCAATCAACCGGAAACGTAGCTGTTTGGGTAACGAATGTAACAAAAGACGGTTTTACTATTAATGCTAAAAATTTTGGGTCAGGGAGCGGTGCAATATATGTTAACTGGATCGCTTTTGTTCGCTTTTGATATATCAGGGAAAGGAACAAATTATGAATAAGCCAATTACCATCGCACGTCAGGAATTCACTCAGGCAATCGTAGACGCAGTTAACAATGCGGAACTTCCGATGTTTGTCATTTCAGACATTCTGAAGTCTGCACTGACAGAGGTTGATAAGCTGGCACAGGCTCAGTACGAAGCTGACGTTAAAGCATGGGAAGAGAGTCAGGAGAAGAAGGATGAAGATTAAGAAGACTAAATCTTCCGTCTATCCGAGGAAGGTTACTTTCAACAATGGCAGGGTTTCACCTGTCCCGAATCAGAAAAAGTTTAAATCGGATTTCATCAAACATCACGGTTGCTCTATGGCAGCCTTTTATATTGCTCTGCGTTTTTGTGGAGTCAAGATGAAGATGAATCCGCTTCTGAAATGGAGCAGGTCACACTTGAAAAAGTATATGAAATCCAAATTAACCATCAAAGGTGTTGCCAGAGGGCTTAACAAGAAGTGTGGTCGCAAGGTGGCTACCTACTACAAGAAGCCAACACTGAAACGTGTGAACGATGCCCTAAATCACGGTTACCTTGTTCTTATGGAACAGGGCGGTCCGATTCATACGCTTGTTCTATACAGGGCTAACGGCAAGACCTACAAACTGGATCACGGAAACGTATCCAAGGTATCCACTAAATCTGTAGTCAGCAAGGCAACTTCCAACTCCACATATCGTGGCTTAGTAATTGTGAAAGGGTGATTATTGTGAACGAGAAACAGAAGTATTTTTGGAAATGTGCCGGTGTGAGGGCGGTCAAAACAATCTGTCAAACTGCCATAGCTACCATAGGAACGGCAACTGTTCTTGGTGCTGTTGATTGGAAAATGGTTCTTTCAGCATCCGTACTTGCAGGCATCCTGTCCCTGCTTACAAGCATCGCAGGAATCCCTGAAGTAGATCAGAAGGAATACATGGATGATGCCAAAGAAGCCGTCTACTACGAAGACGATGACGAGCCGGAGGATGATGAGGATGAAGATATCACAGAAGGGTCTGGACTTGATTAGGGAGTTCGAAGGATGTTCCTTAACCAGTTATCAAGATGCAGTCGGTGTGTGGACAATCTCTTACGGCATTACGTCTGCCGACAAATCAGTAACCGGAACCACCATTAAGAAGGGGATGAAGATCTCCCAAGCTACGGCAGACAAGTGGCTTGTGGAATGCCTTGATAAAATCTATGCTCCCAAGGTTATAAAGTACAATGATATTTATCATTGGAATCAAAACCAGTTCGATGCCCTAATGTCATTCTGCTACAACATCGGGTCCATCGACCAACTGACCGATAACGGAACAAGATCCATCAAGACCATAGCTGAAAAAATTCTTGCCTACAACAAAGCAGGCGGTAAGGTTCTCAAGGGCCTTGTCAGACGCAGAGAAGCGGAACATAAGCTGTTCTGCGAACCAACAAAGAATCTGTATCCGGGTAAGTTTCCTGCCTTGCCGAAACGTGGCTACTTCAAGTATGGCGATGGGATCTATAGCAACATGAGTTATCAGACCGACATCAAACGTGTTCAGAAGGTGGTCAACTGGGTCATGGATTTTAACCTGTCAACTGACGGAAAATACGGAGAGAAAACCGACAAAGCCGTCACCAAAATGCAACAGCGATTCGGACTTCCTGTGAACGGGTGCTTCGGCAACAAGTGTTTGAAGGTTGCCAAGGACTACAGGAAGTAGCTCTGCATTATCAAGTAAACATAAAGCATCAACCGATTTCGGTTTTTAATGGCTTTTAGGTATATTTCCTCATATGAATCATTAGAAGCCGAAATCGCTCCTTTCTATAAGTTAAAAAGATTACTATGTATTTTGCCCCTCTTCGGAGGGGCTTTTTTTGTTTTCTGTTCAAGATACCGTATTGATACGGTATCTGATTCTGGTATCAAAGACCCAAAATGTGGGTCGTTGATATCAAAGACCCAAAAAATGGGCCACTTAATAAGAGTAGATATTATTCAATACCTTTAGGTTATAGTAGTAATTTACACTTCTACTATATTTACACTATGTAAAGGATTAGACTGTAGATATCGTAAATAACTTGTGCAACTAAAGTTGCACAGAGATAGATTCATTTATTATTTTGTTTTGTTTATATTTTATTATATTATATTATATATATCTATATTATAATTCTTATTATGTAGTCCAAAAAGTGGTCTATTGATCCGCTATACCAAGATCCTGTAAACCGTAACGTGCTTCTTTGACAGACTTGTTGATCCGTCAGGATGCGTGATTGTATATGGCATTAGGTCTATTTGTATTAACTCACTTTCTATTAGTTCCTTCTTTGCTTTCTTAACTGTCTTAATATTCTTTCTCATATCTTTGGCAATCTGCTCATCTGTCCTCCAGAAGTAAAGTTGACCACGCTGATTTCTCTTTCCATATCGATGCTCTTTCTGCTTCAAATAGACAAGCAATCTAAATGCAGAGTCGCTGAGTTTTCGAAAACTTTCTTCTTCGATGACTTCATTTGACAGTTTGAAGAAGTTCGTGATAGTATCACTCATAAGATATTCCTTTCTGAGTCGGATTCAGTTGCAGCTGGTCCGGCTCAATTTTTATGTAATTTTATCGAGTCCGTTTTATTGGACACCTTTTATGTTTCGTCTTGACATGAACTTTGGTTTGGATTAAAATAAACTCGCATCAAACAAACATACGTTCATCTATAGGAGTGGTGTTATGGATTATAAGAAATCTTTAGTTGAAAAAATAGAGTCGATTGATGATGATGCATTCCTGGTTCTCCTGTATAACTTCGTGGTGTGTATGCAAAAGAAAATGTCTCATTCTTGATTCTCTTTGTCGTACCAGTATTGAATTTGGTCATAGATATCATTTGTTTTCTGATCGCTGAGATGGATGAGCATATCAATGTGTCGCATCATATTTTCATCCGTGGCAATTTTCGAAAGTGTTTCGGCAAGTTTCGGCTGAAGCCAACTATAATCACCTTGAAATTCGACAGGCTCTTCCAACCATCCCATAAGTTCCTTGATGGAAACATTTAGAACTTGTGCAAATTTAGCGACTTTCGACTGCGTGACATCATTTATGCCTGTTTCAATTTTGTTAATAGTAGATTTTGACTTATATCCCATTCTTTTAGCCAGTTCTTCTTGCGACCAACCGTTCTGAAGTCTGGCTTCTTTGATTTTTTCTCCAATCTTTGCCATAGCCATTCTCCCTTTTTATCCGTATATGTTGTGTATTAGTGTAATCGGATTATACCACAACAAAATAAATAAATCTACAAATTTTAAAAATTGGTTGACAAATAATCTACCCTATGGTATCATTCTGAAGTAGATAAATAATCTACTAAAACGAAAGGGGGTGCAACTGGTGACGAACACGGAATTATTGTCAAAACTCATAAAAGACTCTGGCCTTAAACTTCAGTTCATTGCGGAAAAGATGGGAATATCAAGGTCTTCCCTGAATAACAAAATCCAAAACAGAACCGAGTTTCGGACAGGAGAAATCGAATCCCTTTGTTCTATTCTTGGTATCAATACCATTGAAGAAAGACACAGGGTATTTTTTTGGCATGAAGGTTGATTGATAATCTACTATGGGAGTTAAAGAATGAGCGAATTAATCAAAGTCGATTTTGATAAGCAGACAGTATCGGCAAGAGAGCTGCACGAACTTCTTGGGGTAAGCAAAAGGTTCAGTGCTTGGTTTGAATCCAACTCTCAGGGATTTATCGAAGGAGAGGATTTTACAAGCGTACCTACAAGTACGGTTGTTAACAATGGGGCTGTCAGGGAACTGGATGACTATCAATGCTCCATCGATATGGCGAAGCACATATGCCTGATGAGCAGGACAGACAAAGGCAAACAATGCCGACAGTACCTGATCGACCTTGAAAAAGCATGGAACACTCCAGAGCAGGTCATGGCAAGAGCGTTGCGGATTGCCGATCAAACTATAGCAAGTCTAAACAAAACTGTTCTGGAAATGAAGCCAAAGGCTGAGTTTTATGATCAGGTTACCGATAGCAAAGATGCCATTGACATGAAAGATTGTGCCAATGTTCTCCATATGGGAATCGGCAGGAACAAACTTTTTAAATTTCTCAGGGAGCATAAAATCCTAACAGAAAAGAACAGGCCATATCAGGAATTTGTTGACCGTGGCTACTTCCGAACGGTTGAGCAGAAGTATGACCGTGGATACGGAGAAATAGGAATCAATGTTAAGACATTGGTTTTTCAGAAAGGAGTCGATTATATCCGAAAGCAGTTATTGTTGCATGGATACAAAGAAACAGAACATTGACAACTTCATACGGTGTCCTCAGTTGGGCGGTCAGGAAACTAACCAATTGTCATTTACTTGCATGAAATGCCTCTTGCAGAAGTCCAGTTGAAGTGATCCTCCTCAAAAAATCACTGAAATCATTCGGTTTAACTGCCAGTCACACTGACCGTCCTGCCGAGGGCATCGTAAATAACTGAATAATCCGGTGCATCTGCACAGCCGGGTGGGGCAAAGGTAACGGTAACTTTCCCATTTTTCCAACCGTGTTATATGTGGTTCTAAAGTCCTCGCCCGGTTCTGTGGGTGCATCGGTAGCAAAGGAGAGAACGTGTTTAAGTACGGAATGAGATTGAGGGGCTTCTCCCCCGGTTGTCAGCCGATGGATGGCTTCGACCACAGGGAAGATGATCAGAGTGGATGGTATCACGACATCCTTGTATACAACAGGGAACTGTCGCAGAAGGAACTGAAGGATTTCGAACTTGATTTTATCGGGGAGGTAGAGAAATGAGATTCAAAATTGCATCCGGCATTAAGCCGTGTCAGGAAGTATGGTCGGGAATTCCGGGCATGTACCTGACAGCTCCCGAAGAGAGCGGAATCTACACACTGTTTGAAACTGCTTATGAGGACGAGAACGGTAATCCCGTTCACGATGACTTCGTATTCGAAAAGGAGGGTTTATGAATGAAAGGATTATGGGCAGAACGGATCGCAAAAACCGTTTCGTGGATTTGCGGATTAGTAATGATATGGGGGCTGTTAAGCTGGGCAGACGTGATTTGTCACAATGCCAGCGACTTTTCCTACGCATCATGGAATCTATTTCAGATACTATTCTGACAACAAAAAAAGAGCATCACTGATCCCGGTAAAGATAGAGTGATGCCCTGCCACGGCTGTGGCTCAAACTGCATCATAGCAGAGAAAGGGAAAGGTGTCAACCGAATGAAACTGAAGAAGCTAATTCTTGAAAACTTCAAGGGTGTTCGTCAGGCAGAATACAATTTTGCTGACAAGACCAAAATCAAGGGCATGAACGGTGCAGGGAAAACCACGTTGAGCGATGCGTGGCTTTGGCTCATGGTGGATAAGGCAACAAATCTTGTATCGAATCCGGCAGTTAGGCCGACAGATGCTATAGATGAACAGGTTGTGTCGGTGACTGCAGATGTCATGTTCGATGAAAAGCCTGTCCAGATTCAGAAGAGCCAAAAATTGAAACGTAGCAAGTCCGGCACGGTTGCCCTGACTAACAGCTACATGATCAATGCCGTTCCGAAGTCAGAGAAGGACTTCAAAGCCTATCTGACTGAGTTAGGAGTTGATTTTGATAAATTCCTTCCCTGTTCGCATCCGAGTGTGATGCTTGCAGGAATAAATAACAAGAAGGAACGAACGGCACTGAGAAACCTGTTGTTTGAAATGGCATCAGATATTACAGATGCGGATGTTGCCAAACAGTGCGGTGAAGAACTGAAAGAATTATCTGTATTGCTTCAGCAGTACGAAGCTGCGGAGATCGAAGCCATGCAGAACGCAACCTTGCGGAAAATCAGAGAGAATTACGGCAAGGAAGGTGAAATCCTCAGAGCCAAAATTGAGGGCATGGAAAAAGCCAAGGAACATATTGATTTGGCTTTCCATAAAGAAAAAGTCAATGAATTGTCTGGTGAAATTGACAAGGTTAAGGTGCAGATCGATCTCCGGCAGAAGGAAATGGAAAAGGCAAAGGATGCTCAGAGCAAGGTTCTTGAGTTGTCCTACAAACTGAAAGAGATTGAATCCAGTGCCAATGCCGACAGGGCCAAGGCAAAGAGTGATGCGGAAGCTGAGTTGTTCAAGCTGGAAACTCAGAAAGCATCTTTAGAAGATCGTATCAAGTCGGCTGAAAGGGTGTGTGAGGAAACTCGCAAACAGATTAAATCTGCAGAAGAAACCATCAGCAATCTTATGACTAAACGCCAGAAATGCATCGAGTACAGATTCGATGCATCCAAGGCAGTATGCCCGACATGCGGACAGGTTCTTCCACAGGACAAGCTGACCGAACTGAAAGCCGAAAATGAGCGAAAAGCACAGGAGATGGCTCAGAAGTACGCTGAGTCCATCAAAGCCGGAGAAAAGGTCATCAGAGAAAGTGAGACACTGATGGCTGAAAACAAAAAGTTAGTGTCTGATTCCGTGGCAGAAGTTGCACGGCTTGACAACAAAATTAAAGAGGCCAAGAAGGTGGTCGAGGATGCGGTCAACATACCTAAGGCTGATATGGCTATCAACGAAGAATATCAGAAGGTGTTGGCTGAAAAGGAAGAATGGAACAAGCAGGCAAACGAAACTGGCATCCGTGTTGAGATCCGTGAACTTGAAGGACATATCGAGGCCCTGAAAGAAGAGCGTGATGCTCACATCTTTGAGATTTCAAAAGAAAAACAGAATCAGCGAATCGATTCCAAGATCGCACAGCTTCGGGAAGATCAGAAGAATTATGAGCAGTCCAAAGCTAATGCCGAGATGATTCTGGATCAGCTCAAAACGCTGAACATGAAGAAGAATGAGTTGCTCCAGGAATCGGTCAACAAAAACTTCAATCTTATCAGTTGGAAACTCTTTGACTACAGAAAAAATGGCGAAACCTTTGACACCTGCATGCCGATGATTGACGGTAAGGCTTTCGGAGAATCCATGAATACGGCACTGGAAATTATGGCGAAGATCGATGCCATAAATGGTATTCAGAAGTTCTTCGGATTTGATTATCCGATCATACTGGATGATGCAGAGCATCTTGATTCTGCATCCATGAAGAAATTGGAAACCGATCATCAGTTAATCATGCTCTGTGTATCAGATGATGAGGACCTTGTTTTTGAAAGGGGTGAATAAGGATGATTAAAGTTGACAAGCACAACATAAAAATTTCTGGAAACCGAATTGATTTATCAGCGGATATGATGATACTGTTTTCGACCCTGATGAGAGAGAAGGTGCTGAGTTCTGAAGCGATTAAAAGCATTTTGGACTATGCGGAAAGCCCGGAAAATAATCCGATTCCGGTTATTGAATCGCTGATCAAAATGGGAGATGACGCTATGAAGGAAGATGCAAGAGAATCTTTCGTCAACCTTATGGATGGCGTGTTTAGAAGGGGGACTAATAATGATTAAAACAAAAGAAGGAAAAATTGACATTAATGGTCTTACCATTGAAGTGATGGCTGACATATCAGTCATTATTCAAACCTTAAGAAAACACAAATTGATGTCTGATGACCGGATAATGCAAGCCGTCATAAACGGCTTTAACGATAACATCGTGGAGCTTTCGCCAGAAGAAGAGGACAAGGTGGAAGATCTTCTGAAAAATGCGAGAGAGAAAGCGGAAGGGGGAATGAAGTATGGCAACTGAAGTGGCTACGAAAGATAGTTTCAGCGTGATGCTGACTACAGAGTTGGAAAATAACAAAGCTGCACTTCCGGCAGACTTTAATATCGCAAGATTCGCACAGAATGCGGTTGCGTTGCTAAATTCGAATGACACATTGCGAAAGTTCGCAAATCAGCATGGGACGGCACAGATTAAGGCGAACCTGATGAGGGCTGCTTACCTTGGTTTGGATGCGTTGAATCAGGAAGTGTACATGATTCCGTATGCATCTGCCTTGAATTTCATGCCGAGTTACAAGGGCATGGTAAAGATGTGCATGAGGTATTCAACAAGACCAATTAAGAGCATTTTTGCCAAGTGCGTTAGGGAAGGTGATGAGTTTGAAGAAGTGATTGTGAATGGCGAACCGACAATCAACTTTAAGCCGATTCCGTTTAGCAACAAACCGATCATTGGAGTTTTTGGAATCTGTAATTTTGCTGATGGTGGTTGTACATACGAAGTCATGTCAAGGGATGATGTTGAACAGTGCAGGAAATCGAGCAAGGCGAAGAATAGTCCAGCTTGGTCTGGCTACTGGTCAGAGATGGCGAAGAAGACCGTCCTGCGGAGATTGAGTAAGTCCATCACATTAGACATGGATGCCAAAGGCTTTGAAGCCATGAATGCCGGTCTTGAGATCGAAACCGATGTACAGGAACAGGTTAAGAACGAGATTGAGAGCAACGCAAATCAAATTCCTTTTGATGTAGATGAGTTTGACGATGAGGTGGTGATTGAATGACGTTAGTAGAACTGCAAAAGGTCTTAGGTGACCGGATTAACGTAACATTGAGAGAAGACTTATCACCAGAGGAAAGACAGGTAGAAAATGAACAGTCTCATCTGATTATGACTCTTGCGAAGCAGATGATTAACAATGGAGACTTGATTCTCCGAACAGAGAAGTTAATGGCCCAGAATAAATCACTGGAGAAGTCGGTGATTGTTTCGTTGATTAAGGGTAACAGCGATGAAACATGATTGGGATAACGACTGGATAGCTGATAATTATTCATCGTTTAAATATGTTAAAGATCTTCATATCGCTTACATGGAATCGCACGATGACGAAATTACATATGACACATTCAAATGGTATTGCCGGAGTTGTTTGGGGTTTACGAAAAAAGTTTTTCGCATGAATGATGAACAAAAGCAATTCATTGTTAGTAATTTTTCCAAAATGTCGGTGGAAAGTTTGCGGAAATTATTCAACAAGAAATACGGAACTAATTTTAAGACAACTGCATTTCATTATCATACAAAGCGTCTTGGACTTGATAAATGGAAAGAGCATTTATATACGGAAGAACAGGAAGAATTTTTAAAACAAAATGCTCCTTGCGTAATGCGTAGAAGATTGACGCAACTGTTTAATGAAAAGTTCGGTTCATCCGTCAGCGAAGATGCTTTAGTCATGCACTGTTGGCAAAGAGGGTACGGTGCTTTGAACGATGGGCGGTTTCACCAGGATAGGAAGATAACCATATTTATTGATGGAAATCCAAATAACTTTAGTGATGATAATGCAAAAGTTGTGGATATGAAAACTTATGCTGTGATGAATAATAACCGATGGCTTGATAGTGCAGAGATTACCAAGACAGGCTTGCTATGGTGCAGACTGATGAATGCGGTTGGTGAAGAGGAGGTGGTCTAATGTCCACGAAAATATTTGCCGTGGATTTTTGACGGCACAATCACAAAGCATTCCAGGTATCCGAATATCGGAGAAGCCAATACAGAATTCATTGAATGGCTAAAGGAGCAGAAAGAGGATGGGTGCAAACTCATCCTCTGGACATGTCGGACAGGGCAACTGCTCCGAGAAGCCATAGATTTCTGCGAAAAACATGGATTAACCTTCGATGCTGTGAACGAGAATCTTCCGGAGATCATTGAGAAGTTTGGTGGTGATACCAGAAAGATATTTGCCAATAAGTATATCGATGATGCATCAGCGGTTCCGTGGGAAATCGTAAAACCGAAACCAAAACCAGAGAAACCGATAACACCAATAAGAAAGGCAAGGATTGTGAGGTGATGGCATTGATCGAATTAAACTGCGGTGGGAGCGGATCTTCCGGCAACTGCTATTCACTGACAGATGAATCAGGAAAGATCCTTTTGCTCGATGCAGGAATCCCTTTGCCGGAGATAAAGAAGTTAGTGAGGTGGAAGGTGGGTGATGTGGTGGGAACGTTCATATCGCATTCCCACACTTAGCCGACCACAGCAAATCCGCAGAAAAATTGAGAAAAATGGGAATCCCGATATTTGAGCCGTACAAGACAGATAAAGATAAGGCTTTTGGCAATATGATTCCGCACTTTAAGCTGACTGCATTTCGATTGCCGCATGACGGTGAAAGCAATTTTGGCACTCTGGTTTACACGGAAAGCGGTCACAGAATGGCTTATTTGACCGACTTCAATTACTGTCCTTATATCTTCCACAAGCAGAGATTAAACACGATTCTGGTGGAGTGTAACTACATAGAAGTCGGAGAGAACGAGGATGAAATGAAGAAAAATCACGTTTATCGTGGGCATTGTTCTCTTGAAACGTGCAAAGCATTTCTTAAAGCGAATCAAACAGATGCTTTAAAAAATGTTATTCTTTGCCATTTGTCAACCGAGAACGCAAATCCATCAGAGATGCTACGGCAGGTGCAGGAAGTAGTAGGAGAAAACGTCACTGTCACTATTGCCAAAAAATCTTTGCAAGTCAATTTAAAAACGAGGTGATACTAATCAGAAAAGAAATAGATATGCGTGGGAAAAAATTCGGCAAATTGACCGTAATTGAGAAAGAGCCTTACAAAAAAGGAAAAGCAACTATATGGAAATGTATATGTGATTGCGGAAACGAGGTTAGTGTAAGAGGTTATTGTTTGAGAAGTGGAAAAACAAAGTCATGTGGTTGCATACGAACTACTGATTTATCAGGACAAAGGTATGGCAGGCTTGTTGTCTTGTCTCTTTTTGAAAAAAGAAAAAGAAACAACGGACAATATCGCATTTTTTACAAATGCTTGTGCGATTGCGGAAATACAACAGTTGTAAGATCTGATCGCCTAAAAAACGGGACAACACAATCATGCGGATGCATAAGTATCGAAAAGAAACGCAATAGGTTTTTCAAGCACGGAATGAGAGGAACACAATTGTATGGTGTGTGGTTAGGCATGATGGACAGGTGCAACAACAAAAACAATAGCAATTATAAGCACTATGGCGGTAGGGGGATAAGTGTTTGCGATGAGTGGAAAAAGAATTACGTCTCCTTCTATAAATGGGCAACAACAAACGGATATAGAGAGAAGAAAACAAAATCTGGTAAGAATCTATTGACGTTAGACCGAATCAATAATGACAAGGGATATTCTCCTGACAATTGCAGGTGGGTAAGCATAAAAGAACAACAGAGAAACAAAAGAAACAATAGGTATGTTTGCTATAAGGGAAGGAAAGCTACAATTGCCGAAGTTGTAGAAAAAGAACATATTCCATATACAACATTATTAGATCGCATTAACAAGGGATATTCAACTGAAGACGCAATTGCATTAAGCCATAAGTGAGTGCGATGGTCGGGATTGGAGGTGATTTTGGATTGAATCGAAAAGAAAGGCGAAAACACGGCATCAAAGAGAAGCCGAAAACGATAACCATCACGGCAGATTACCTTGAGAAATTAAAGAAAGAAATCTCCGTAGATGCCACAGAAACAGCATTTGAATACATGATGTGCATTCCATTGATTATCCTGCATGACCACTACGGAAGACTTAACAAGAAGGAAGTCGATGGGATGTGCAGAGAAGAGAGATTTTTTGAACTGTGTCTGGATCAGTTCGAATCCTTCTCTAAGAAGTATGTAAGTTTACAGGACATGGCTCAAGCCGTGAAAGAAGAAACTGGCTTTGATGTAATAAGCCGATTCAAAAATAAGAAAGGATTCAAGATATGAAAAAATATTTCATCATTCTTGTGGCGATGGTAACGATGTTTGCCATTCCACATGACGCATTAGCCCGAACGCAGCAGGTTGATGACCGACATTATGTCATCACGAAAGCACCGAAAAAAGCCAAGAAGAAAAAGAAGAAAAAGAAGAAGTCTAAGAAGATCGATTACGGCATCATGCGTTGCACTGCTTATTGTCCGTGTCAGGCTTGTTCTGAAGGATACGGCAGACACACCCACAGCGGAACAACTGCCGAAGCAGGACGAACAATAGCCGTTGATCCTGATGTGATCGACATTGGATCTAAAGTTGAAATAGACGGTCAAATGTATGTGGCTGAAGACGTAGGCGGTCTGGTTACAGGCGATCATATCGACATTTTCTTCGATACTCATGACGAGGTTGAAGAGTGGGGAACACGTTACCTTGAAACGAAGGTGGTGAGAGATTGAGTTGAAAGTATCAGAACAGCTAAAGGCGTTCTTGGATTACCTGACCGAGGTTGAAAACTCATATCCCTACTACAAACAGGAAGTCGAGAGAGAAAACCTTCGGACGTTTGATTTTGTGCATGAGATCGAGCAGGAACCGTTGGCATCTGAGAGAAGTAAATTGGCAACAAAGTACAGGCTGACAAGACTACACAGAAGATCCTGTAAAGATGCGATGGAGGATATTGAGCCAATTTATGATGTTCTTCAGATGCCGGAGTGGAAGAAGATCCGAAATGCTTTCAATCAGGCGTTAGGCAAATGCAGAAAGTCAGAGAAGTACCACGAAAACAGAGAATATAAAAACAAAGTCGAATAGGAGTGAATAATTATGGGTTTATGTATGTCGCTTTTTATCGGCAGAACAACAAAGGGCGTTGATCTGAAGTATACATCCGGCAACAAGCCGATGGCAGTTGCTACGGTTAATCTTGCGGTCGATACGGGATATGGTGATAAGAAGCGTTCGAACTATTTCAAATTGAAAGCCTTTGGTAAAGTTGCCGAGAACATGAATAAGTATATACCGAAAGGAACGAAGATCCGTGTCACTTGTGTTCCTACTCAGGAAAGATGGGAAAACAAGGAAGGTAAGACGGTTACCGTAGAATGGCACTATGTACAGGATTGGGAATTCTGCGAATCCAAATCATCCCATCAGGAGAAACCTTCTGTCCCGGAACCTGCATCTGCTCCCGTAAATCAGCCGTGGATGAACATGCCGGATGACTTCGATACGCCATTTGTGTAGGAGGGATGTGAATGGATGAAAGAATGTTGCAAAAGTTGTAAATATAACAAGTATAGCCCGGATGGGGACGGAATCAGAAACGGTCATTTTTATTGTGAAAACGAAGATTCTGACGAGTATGGAATTCCTGTTTTTTATGATGATACTTGTGATGATTTCGAGGAAAAGGAATGAATACAAAAAATGATTTTAACTCTAAACAGTTGACACTGTTTGATTTCATTAGACCCGAGATTAGCATTGATAAACCTATTCGGTTAATTGAGTTGTTTGCCGGATATGGCTCACAAGCTCTTGCACTTGAATATCTTGGTGTTAATTTTGAGCATTATCGTGCAGTTGAGTTCGATAAGTATGCAATAGCAAGTTACAACGCAATTCATGGCACGGATTTTCCAGTAATGGATGTAACGAAAATCAATGGTGATGATTTGGGAATAATTAGTAAATCCGAGTTTACTTACTTACTTACTTACTCGTTTCCTTGTACGGACCTTTCTGTTGCCGGACAGATGAAAGGCATGGAAGAGGGTTCTGGAACAAGATCAAGTCTATTGTGGGAAGTTAGGAGATTGCTTGAAGAAACAAAGGAACTTCCACAAATACTTCTCATGGAGAATGTGACCCAGGTTCATTCAAAGAAGAATATGCCACACTTCCAGAAGTGGTTAGATTTTTTGGAATCAAAAGGCTACACATCGTATATGCAAGACTTGAATGCAAGAGACTATGGTGTTGCCCAGAACAGGAATCGAACATTTCTTGTTAGTTTTTTAGGCGATTACAATTACGAATTTCCAAAGAAGATTGAGTTGAAATCAGTGATGAAAGATTACTTAGAGGACGAAGTTGAGGACAAGTATTACTTAACTTCTGAAAAGGCTAAAAAACTGATAGATACCTTGATTTTAGACGGAAAAATCTTGACAAAAGAACAAAGACAAAGCAGCCTTGAACGAACGAACGAACGAACGAACGAACGAACGAACGAACGAACGAACGGGCAACCGTTGACCTTTGCCTCAAAAAGCCGAGAGTTATCGACAGGGCAAACTGCATTAAAGCCAGATACGATGATGGAATCTCAAATCTGCAAGCAGACGGTTCCGGTGTTTGCGAGTGGTATGGTTTCGGAAAAGTTTGACCCGAATGCAAATGAAATTGATGTGGCTGCAACATTGTTGTCAAGAGATTATAAAGGGATGAATAATTACGGAACTAACGGAGTAATCGAATGCGAAAGAATTATCTTGGAACAATCAATGCACAGCAATCATAACGATTCGGAACAAAGTTAATTTCTGTGGCTCATGCGTTGAGGGCTAATAAACACGATCTTTCTGTAATCGAGGTAATTAAGCTGCATGAAAGGGTTGACATGAAACATGAGAACATTACAATCGCTGAGAGCAGAGCAGAGCAGAGCAGAGTCAGGGTTATTGGCTCTATGGATAATCAGCTTGATCACACCTTTGAATCTGCTAATCGAGTATACGATGCAAACTGTCTTTGCCCTACGATACCTACCTGCGGTGGCGGGGGGATACAACCAAAGGTGATAGAAGTGAAAAGAATAGGTTTTATTGATAACGGCACTGGTCAACATCAATCAAATACAGTATACGGCACTGATGGTGTTTCTCCTGGAATTACCACGATTGATGGAGGTACTCAACAGATTAAAGTTGTAGATGCACAAGCGTTAAGGATGACCCGAACCGAAGAGGGCAAGGAATTGAGAAAAGCCTATGAGAATCATGAAATACATCATGGGTTTAATGAACACAGGCAAGCCGAGCCGAGAGAAGATGGGTGTGCAAATACATTGAGTACAGTGCTAAAAGATAATCATATTGTTGAAACACGAAAGATTGAAACAGAAGATTATTTCATGAATGATGGCAATTTCAATCAACGTGGCAAGGTTCATTCAGAAAACGGAGTATGTCGGACCATTATGGGAAGTGGTCATGCTGGAAACGAACCGAAAGTATTGCAAGCGTATCAGATAGTTTCTATGCGTGGCAGAAACCCAGAAAATCCATCTGATAGAACGGCAGGAATACATCTGGAACAAAGGCTTGAGCCACAAGAAGAAGGAATATGCAACTGTCTGACGAGTGTTCAGAAGGATAATCTTGTTTTAGAGAGAAAAACCGTCAAGACAATTAAAATCAAACAAGCCACAAAGGAAGGGTTTGTTGATTTAGAAATTGGCGGTGTGGTTGATCTTGAATATCCAAACAGCAAGACAAGAAGAGGAAGAGTGATAGACGGTGGGCAAGTTGCCCCTACTACTACTACGGTGCCATACCTTGTCGAACTTGGAAATCCAGATTTCTACAATTTTCTGTATGAAATTGATGGAGAATTGTATCTCATTCGGATTAGGAAACTGATCCCTTTGGAATGTTTTAGGTTAATGGCGGTTTCAAATAAGGATGCTGAGAAGATGCTGAATGTCAACAGTAATACCCAGTGCTATAAGCAAGCCGGAAACAGTATTGTTGTCACAGTTCTCATGGGTATCTTTTCGCAGCTTGGTATTTCTGGCATCAGACGATGGAACGACATGACCGAGGACGAAATTAACCAGATGATTGTAAGTTGCAGGTAAGGAGAACAATATGGCAAGCATGGAAATCTACAGAGACATAGAGGGATACGAAGGGAAGTACCAAATCACATCATGGGGCAGAGTCTACAGTGTGGATAAAGAAAAGTTCCTACGTCAGGAAGAAACCGAAAAAGGTTATCTGCGTGTAGATCTGTTTGATGATTATGGTAAACGTAAACACCACAAAGTCCATCGTCTTGTAGCGATGGCTTTTATTCCGAATCCCGACAATAAGCCACAGGTTAATCACAAGGACGGTAACAAAAAGAATAACTCCATCACGAATCTTGAATGGGTGACGGATGAAGAGAATAAAGAGCATTGTTCAATGTGTGAAGGTTATGCAAAGAAATGTGCGGAAACCATGCGTGAACTCATGGATGGTTTTGGATTTGGTGAAGGATTCAGGTTGGGTGGTGATTGATTGTCTAAATTAAAATACAAACAAGGCAAACAAATCTGCTCCATGGCTGATTTTGAGAAGAGCGAATGCAAATATTTCTTTCTTCGATCTGTGATTGGTTTCAACTTTGTGAGCAGGTGGCTTATTACAACATGGCAATATCAAGCGGTGAAAGACTATATCGATTCTGGATGCGTATTCGAAGCAGAGGAAGAAGGTGATTGATTGCCAAATTACAGACAAGTATATGCGATGAAGAATAAGTACAAGGAGCAATTGCTGAAGTTGAATCCCAAACTGACCAACAACAGCGGAATCTACCTGTTCCTGCGAACCGATCCTGACGGCATAGTCTATTTTTATTGTGGGCAATCAGTACATTGCCTTGACCGGCTAATTTCTCATATGAGCGGCTTTAGTCACATAGATCTGTCCATCAAAAAGCGGAAACTTTACTCCAAGGATAATCCTTATGGATGGAAGATCAAGATGGCTGAATATCCTGTTGATAAGTTAGACGAGATGGAGAGGTATTGGATTCTTGAAATGCAGAAACGTGGGTATCAGGCGAGATACAACAAGACTGCTGGTGGTCAGGATGCCGGAAAGGAAAAAATCAATGAATACAAACCTACCAAAGGTTATCGTGACGGCATTAAACAAGGCAAGAAGTCCCTTGCCCGTGACCTTAAAGGAATCATTGATAAACACCTTAACGTGCAGCTGAAGCCTGAGAAAAAGAATAATAAAGTCTCCCAGAAACAGGAAGAGAAGTTCTGGGAGATGCTTGACGAAAGGAGCTACGAATAATGCCAAGTTTCGATGTTTGGTTGGAAGGATATGCTGCGACAGGTGAATATGCTACTGACAGATATCTTGGAAATTATACTGCGAGGACATTTAAAAGTGCCTGCGTTAAAGCGATGCGTGACAATGAATTTCTGGAAGAGGATATAAAGAAGTATTACAACAGACAGAAAAACACCTTTTGGGGATGTCGATTTTTTGACCATAATCCCCACAATTTTTAGAGAGGAACTACGAATGACTTATGTACCAAGTGTAACAGAGAACACGGTTGAATGGATCAAGAACGAAGACACAGCAACCGTAACCTTCTGCCAGCCGAGATTTATCACCAGGATTCGGAAACTGGCAGAAAAATATCCTGATGAATGCCAGATTACCCACGAAAACAAGGATGGTTCCATCGTGGCTCACATCCCTGTGAAATGGATCAAGATCAGCAAGGTTGAAAGGCATCTGTCGGAAGAACAGATCGAACTTGCCCGTGAAAGAATCAAGATCGCACAGGAACACAAACGAAACGCCCTTAAATCGGCTTTGAGTGATTTAGGCAAGGAAGTGTAGTGGCAAGGGCTTAAAAGCCGAAATTGAGTTAATAGCGATGTTACGGTGACCATTATTAATAGGTAGAAAGAGGTTTAGATGAGTGCGGGAATCTTAGGATTTATTATCGGCTTCATGATTGGTGGCATGTTCGGAGTGATGATGCTGGCACTGTTGATGGCTTCAAGAGATGAAGAGGAGATGAGAAGACATGAAGAAAACTCACGCAAAACAGATTTTGGATTACATGAAGGAACATGGATCAATCACAAGCCTTGATGCGATTCGGTGCTTCGGATGCACAAGGCTATCCGGTCGGATCTATGACTTGAAGAAAGCCGGATACAACATTGAGAAGACTATGCAGACCGTACCAACCAGGGACGGCTCTGCGAGGGTAGCGGTATATACGTTGGGAGAGTAGATGATGGCTGACAACAAGAAGTATTACTACATGAGACTGAAAGAAGATTTTTTCAATTCAGAAGAGATCATGGTTTTGGAATCAATGCAGGACGGATATTTATATTCTAACATACTTCTCAAAATGTACTTGTGCAGTTTGAAGACAGACGGTAGGTTGATGCTCAATAATATAATTCCTTACAATGCAAAAATGATTGCAACTGTGACAAGACATAGTGTAGGAACTGTCGAAAAAGCACTTGATATATTTGAAAGATTAGGTCTGATCGAAGTGCTTGACAATGGGGCAATCTATATGATGAACATCCAAAACTACATAGGAAAAAGCTCCACAGAAGCGGAAAGAATCAAGGATTATCGGGCAAGAATCAAAGACGAAAAAACAAAGTCTGTACAAATGTACGACAAATGTACACCAGAGATAGATATAGATACAGATATAGATATAGATATAGAGAAAGATATAGATATAGAGAGAGAGTCCGAGAGAGAGAAGAAAAAAACCAAAAAGAAAAACATTGAACCAAAACACAGATATGGCGAATACAATAATGTGCTTTTAACAGATAATGAGTATCAGAAGTTGCAGAATGAAGTTCCAAATTATCAAGAATGGATTCAGAGATGTTCTGAGTATGTGGCAAGCACAGGAAGGGCTTATAAGAGCCATTATGCAGCTATAAAAGCGTGGATAAGAAAAGAGAAGAATGAAAAGGCGAAACCATCAAAACGGAGTCAGGAATTTACATCTGAACTGGCTCAAATAGCATCTTGGGCAGAAAGGAGTGAAGGTCATGACCAGACAGGAATTTGGTAAGATTGCTATGGCAATCCGAACGTATTATCCGAGAGAACGGATACTGCCGGATGACTATGCTATGAGCCTTTGGTATGACGCACTGAAGGATCTTGATTATCAGTCGGCATATCGGGCGGTTCGAAAATGGGCAGAGACAAATCAGTGGTCACCATCCATCTCAGATATCCGTGGGATGTGTGCAACATTTACCAATGGAGAATTTAACACATGGGAAGAAGAATGGCAAAAGGTTTGCAATGCAATCAGGTACTACGGATATATGCGTGAAACAGAAGCCTTGAACAGCCTGACGGGAATCACAAGGACAATTGTTGCTCGTCTTGGTTATCAGAATCTCTGTGCGTCCGAGAATCCTGCGGTGGATCGTGCGAACTTCCGGGACATCTATAACAATCTTGCCAACAAGCAGAAAGAAAGAGAACAGATGTCGGCACCGATCCGAACAATACTGGACACGGCTACGGAAAAGAGATATGCGATCCAGAAGCAGGAAACCAGGGCGATCAGCAATAAGGTCGAAGAAAAAATCAACGAGGATTATGTTGAACTGAGCGATACCGTACAGGAAGGTCTGCGAAAGCTGAGAGAGGGGTTGAAGGGTGAGTAAGACGGCTGAACTGATATTAGCGATGATTCTTTTAATCATCGGATGGAGACTTAAGAAATTAGTAAAAGAAATGGATGGTGAAGATGAAAAAGAATGAGCGTGAAAAGATGAGCCTGAGTTTCAGAGAAGAATGGAATTTGATTTGTAAATTGCTCCGAGAAATCATGACGTATGACATTCCGCTTGTTCCGGTCGAGTGATGCCTATGGATGAGATTTTAGAGGTTGACATCAGATCACAAAGGTTTGAGCGATTGATGATGGGAAAAGAAGATGAAGAACTGAAGGATATAGCAGAATTGATCAAGAATGTTGACATTGAAAGGTTTAATGCTATTCACAAGGAACTTGCGTCAAGGTATAACAAAAAACTTACCCTGACCGATGACTTTGTAAGTGATTGGGATCAAACAACAAGAGAGCTGCGGAAGAAGTTAATGGGGAGATGGGTATGGATTTAACTGAAAAAGAACAGGAAGTATATGATGCCATTGTTGATTACATGATGCATTACGGCTTTGCTCCATCCGTTAGGGATATATGCGATATAACAGGGTTAAAGTCAACATCAAGTGTGCATCACTACATGATGGGATTGAACGCAAAGAAACTGATTAAGACGTATGGTTCGCCAAGAGCCATAAAGCTAATTGGATACAAGTTAGTGAAGGAGATAAAAGATGCAAGATGTACCACAGGTGGGAGAAATCTTAAAAGTAATAGCAGGTATGCCTGAGAGACAGAATTCCAAACTCCTTGAAGCCGGTGACGTGGTTGAAGTGATTGGAAACTATAAACACATTTTTATGGTCAGGAAACTGAAAAAGGGTAAAGACGGATATCAGATGCGACAGTGCTATCCCAACAACAGTTGGAAGATTAATCTTGAAAGATTAGTAGGGGTTAAATAATGAGCAAAGACTATGTAAAAGCAATGCACAATCTTTTCGATAAAGATTATAAGGACGAGGCGAGCAGGGAAGAACACTGCCAGTACAAGGGAAAGGGTGATGAATACTGTCTTTGCACCACGCAAAAATCTTGTCGTGGATGCAGGTTCTTTACACCGACAACACAATCACAGTTAAAGGTTGTGGTTGAAAAAACAGAGGAACTTAAGAAGAAGATTAAAAGCCGTGATATGACGATTGCAAAATTCCAGGAAGAGATTTCACGCCTGAAGAGCATTGTTGACCAGAAGGAAGACAGGATCGGTGAATTGGTTGGAAAATTAGAGGATGCTGCGGAAGAACTGATTGAGTACAAGGAGAAGGTGTATGAGCTACAAGGTGAGTCTGACAACAAAGATTGATCCGAAAAAACTGAAGGAAGGACCTGGCATTATTGTTTTGGAATCAGATGACTATAAGGATTCTCAGATCAAGTCCATAAAAGTAAAGGGATATAAGGTGCTTGCGTACCTGTCTATTGGAACTATAGAGAAGGAAAGACCGTGGTTCAAACAGTTTGAGAAGTACAAGAGGAAACGTCTGGAAGATTGGCCTAAAGAATACTACATAAACATACAGAAAACTGTATGGCAGAAGTTCCTTGTAAGCCGTGCCACAGCACTGAAGAAACGTGGCTTTGACGGTTGGTGGTTGGATAACCTTGATGTGTATTCCGAGTACAAGAGTGAAAAAGAGTTCACTGCCTGTTATGGTTTGCTTCAGAAGATCAAGAAGATTGGCGGTTATGTGATGGTCAACGGTGGTTCGGAGTTTTTAGACGATGCTATAGACCGTCAGGCTGAACTGAAGTATATCCTAAATGGATACACACAAGAAGAAGTTTTCAGCAGGATCACCGATTATGACGGCAAGGGGAAGTTCGGCAAGCAGAAATCAGCAGACAAGAAGTTCTATCAGGGACTAATCAAGAAGTTGGAGAAAAAAGGGATTAACTGTTATTGCCTTGAATACACAAGGGACAAGGCTCTGAAGGAATCTATCAAGAAATGGTGCAAGGAACAAAAGGTAGGCTACTGCATCAGTGAGGATGTGAATTTGTGAGCAGATACAATTCCGAGAAAAAGAAGGAAAGACGGGAGAATGGGCTGTGTACCATCTGCGGAAAACCTGTGGATGACCAAAACTACGTGATGTGTTCCAAATGCCGAAAAGAACATAGGGAAGATTGGCGATACTACCAGAGCATGGGTGTATGCCCGAGGTGCAGAAAAAATCCGCTGATTGGCGATGAAAAAATGTGCTTGGACTGCAGGACTAAAAAAATTGAGTACAACAATGCTCACGGCATTAAGAGGACAAAAGAAGATCGCAGAAGGTATGATATGAATCTAAAAGCCAAGAGGATCAGCCTTGGTCTTTGTCCGAGATGCGGAAAGAGAGAACCTGCGGAAGGGAGAACAAAATGCTCTTACTGTTTAAGGAAAGACACATTGAGGCATCGGAAAGGAACCGACATCAGGAGAGAACGTGAAGAACGTGGGCTGTGCAGATGGTGCGGAAAAGAAGTCTTGCCACATAAGAAGTATTGTAAAGAGTGCTACGAAAGGCTGTGTAATCAGCTTGAGGCTGCAAGAAATAAACGAACAAATGATGTTTTCAGAAAGCTGAACAGAATCCACTTTGAAAGGAGAGAACATGAACCACGGATTAAAGCTACATCCTGACGGCACGTTAGAGATCACCATGCCGAAAGGAAAGAAGGTAGGCAGAGTGCTTGTGTGTGAAGCAGGAACACAGAACGGATCGCTCTATTATCCAGAACGTGATGTACCCGACATAAATGTCGGTGACATAAACAAGTTTATTGACGGTCTTGAGGAAATATTTGCAGACTTACGGGAGAGACACGTTGACGATTCAGTTTGCGGATTGTGTGAGTATGACGGAGCATACCTTGGGCAGTCGGGCGATTGGTGCAATGAATGTCCGGGATTCGAAAAGGATGATTGCTTTAAACTCAGCGGCAAAATCAGAAAAGAGTGGACTGATGAAATTATCAAAGCATTGCCATCCGCAGAGTCGGAACGCAAGACGGGGAAGTGGATACACAAACATTGTGTGTGGTTCTGTTCCAAATGTGGCGAGAATCCCACTAAGGGCATGGGATACGTTCAAGGGCATGATGAGTTATATGATTTCTGCCCCAAATGCGGAGCGGATATGAGACAGGGAGAGGATGATAATGTATAGATATAACGATTTAAGCGGAATGTTCTTTGGAAGATTAAAAGTAATCAGAGAAAATGGGAGAACAAAAGACAGACATATCCTTTGGGAGTGTCAATGTAAATGTGGAAATAAAGTTAATGTTTCAAGCCGTGAACTTGTAACTGGCCATACAAAATCTTGTGGGTGCTTACAGAAAGATATAATAAGCAGCATGAGATATAAACATGGGTGGAGTTCAGAAAGAATTTTTACGGCGGTGTGACATGCCGCTACCAGAACTTTATCAGGAGGTGGAAAAAGAATGAATCTTGATGAACTTATAGAAAAAGGCATTGATTGTAATGACTGCTATTTATCCATGCAGAACTGTCATGACATGAGTATCTGCTGTGAGGATGAGACAGGACTATGTGACTGGTTTGAGCCTATGCCAAAGGAGGATGATTATGAATTTATTAATAGATAGTCTATTTGGTCACAGTATTGAGAATGACAGAGTTGAGATTGATGGTAAATGGTATATTGCCAAACCTATAAACTCAATACTTTATAAGAAAAGCAGAATAAGCAGTGCTATTGCAGTGTTGAGAGGTAAGGCATTTGCGGTGCATTATAAGGAGGATGAATCATGAGCATAATCATAAAAGGCATGGAAATGCCGTTGGGGTGCGTATATGAAGATGATGACGGCAAAACCGGGATATGCCCATTTTGTAATGACGAAGATGTGCCATATTGTATTCTTGAACCATCTCATTTAGTTTCAGAAGAAATTTTATTTATCCGCATAGATTCAAGACCCGATTGGTGTCCACTTGAGGAGGTAGAAGAATGAGTAGTGCTGTTATTTGTGATAAATGCAAAAAGACGATGTACACGGATTCAAGAAGCGATAAGGATGCATATGCAGAATTGAAAATAGATTACTGTAGGGATTTTTCTGTGATTCATCTATGTAAAATATGTTATCGTCAGTTGCTTACAGAATTTATTAGAAGTTGGAAACCAGAAGAATTTGATGAAACATACGGAGAAATATAGAGCGAGGTGTAAGAATGATTCGATTTCCAATAGATTGTCCATACGATTGTCCATATCATAAGCAGTGGGATTTGTCGGTTGATGATTATACGCATTACTGTGAGTTGTTAAAGGCTCAAATGGATGAATTTGATTATGGCTTTGCACCATTTTTGATTTGCCCAGAGGAGGAGCAAGAATGACAAAATACAAACCATTAACCACAACACTACGCAGGAAGATTCTTGAAAGTGTTGATAATGAGTTAAGGGAATTAAACGAGTGCCGAGAAACCGCTTATGTGAGTGCATACAGGGCAGGATATCGAGCGTTAAAAACTCTCATCAGAAGATTACCTGACGGGTATCCGTTACCGTTTACGAAGGAGGATGAATCATGATCGAAACATCAAGCCACGATGAAAAGCATATCCTGCAAGGATGCATAGCCCTGATGGGTGAAATGGTTGACGGCTTCCGTGAATACCTTGATTTCATCGGGCATGAGCCTGAGTGGGATGAAGAGAAACAGCCATTTGTTATGAGTTATTTCCATATCGTCCAGAGGCTTTTTCTGTGGAACACACGTCATTCTGGAGGCAATTCGACAAGGACAAAGTGTTATGAATTGGGCATTGAGGACAGCAGTAAACAGGTAGAGTTTTATTTGTGGGAGGATGAGGAAGAATGACATACTTATGTCCAAAATGCAAAGGGATCATGCAGTGTATATCAACGGCAAGCATACCACCCATAACAAGATATGTCTGTATGGGATGCGGATATGCATCAAAGCCAGTTAAAGAATATGAGGACTGCCAGACGTTACCACCTTGGCTGATGGAAGAAGAATCAAGCAATCAACCAATCGACAAGCGATAAAAGCAAGCGATAGGAGGAATAAAATATGTGTTATTTGATTTTTAATGTAGTTGGAGCAATAGCAGTGATAGTGTTGGACGAGTTAATGACATTGTTATTTGATGCTTTTGTATTGTAGGAGGACTAACAATGATACTATTTAAAACCGTAGATGAAAAAATTGCCGAATTAGGATTTAATAAAATCCGAGAAGATGAGTATGGCGCAGAGTATGAAAGATATGTTGAAAAATATGGATATACACATAAGGTGGATATTCTTCATAAAAAATCTGGTAGACATATCCTGCAATCATATGATCCGAATCTATTTGACGAAAAGAGAATTGGTAATTGTTGCGTTGGGCTTACTTGGTATGAGTTAAAGCTGTTTAACAAGAAAATGAAGAAGCTGGGGTTAAAGAGCAGGTAGGGGGACTAACAATGGCAAAATATATTATTGATATACCAGAGGAAACGATGGTGTATTTAAATCTCTGGAAATGTGAAGATGGAAAATGCGTGTGGTTTGAAACATATACCACCTCTGATTTAACACCTTACACCGAGCCAGATGAGGATGAAATCAGGCAGAAAGAAGGTGAGTACGGAGAAAAAGCGTGGCAATTATTTAGAAACATTTGTGAATTGAATGGAACTGAATGTATAGAAGCATTTGGCACTATCAGTTGTCGTACAGTTTTAGATGAAATGACCTACTTCGAAGCCAAAGCCAAATACGATGCATGGAAAAAGCAGAAGGATGAGATTCATGTTGGGGATGAGGTAATCCCGTTGGATACTCAATACGATACAATGGTTGTTACTAAATTATGGATAAGTGACCATTGCGATGAATGGGTTGATGCTATAGCGAGTGATGGAAAATGTTATAGTTTTTTAAAAACAAGCATTAACAAGACAGGCCGTCATTTTGATTCTGTCGAAAGGCTACTGGAAGAAATGAGGAGTGAATGATGTATAGGTTTATTGGAATTGGCATAACAATTTTGATAATAATACTTGTATTGGTATTCGGAGTAGGTGACGGACAAACGCAAACAACATTGGTAGGATTTTTAATCGGCTCATTGATAGCACAGATAGCAAGTATAGGAGTAGGAAAATGAGATATTATTATTCTCTGGCAACGCCCGTGATAGCAATGTGGAGTGAGTTGTATATATGAAAAAGCAACTGCCATATGTAATCAACCAAGAGCAAAAGACGGGACAATGGTACTGCCACATGAGAGGATATCCATACATCCCTGTATTTGGATCAATAGGTGACAAGAAAAAAGCAAAAAAGATATGTGATATGTATAACAGGAGTGTGGGAGCAAAGGAATGAGGAACGCTATAATGGAAAAACCAGAGGTGTTATTAGAAAACTACAGAAAACTAAATGCAATTTTAAGGCCGATGTGTAAATCAAAAAGAGACCATATGCTTGTTAATGATTTTATAAATGATTGCAGAAAAAAGGACATAGAAATGCAAAAGGACGGATTGTTGGGTAGTTATTCAGGAGGTTGTCTGTTTGCTTATTCGATGTTTCGTAATATGGGGGAACTATAAAAATGCCAATGGATAGAAAACGCTATCCTCCGAATTGGAAAGAGATAGCATTTAAAGTAAAAGAAGATGCTGATTGGAAATGTCAGAATTGCGGTATGCAGTGCCGAAGACCTAATGAGCCTTTTGACACACACAAGAGGACTTTGACGGTGGCACATCTGAATCATACTCCAGAGGATTGCAGACCTGAGAATTTGAGGGCATGGTGTTCAGCTTGTCATTTAAGATATGATGCAAAACACCATGCGGAAACAAGAAGGAAAAAGAAAAATGATGATGTGATAGAAGGTCAGGTGAGTATATTTGGTTATCAAGAACAAAATCAAGATTAAGCCTTGTCCGAAATGCAAGTCAACAAGGATCACTATGAGGAATACTATATTCAACCATAGCAGATGGATCATTGAATGCAGAAATTGCAAGCATGGAATTGTTGTTGATGGCGAGGACATGGCTATTAAAGTGTGGGAAGGTGAAGCATAGATGGCAGTAGTTAAATGTGGTTCTGTGAATTGCAAATACAATTCGGATAACGGCATTTGTGAGAAACCTAATATATCTTTGTCGGATTGTTATTATCATACAGTGAACGAAGGTTTTCAGCACTTCTGGCGATGCAGGAATTATGAGCAGAGCGATGAAGCGAAAAGTTTAGAGGAAGAGTTTAACAATATGTTTGATAGAGAGGAATAATTTGAACGAAGTTTTATATTCCAGTAATTCAGAAGAATGGTCAACGCCAAGAGAGTTTTTTGAAAAGCTAAATGATGAATTTCACTTTAACCTTGATCCCTGTGCAACAGATGAGAATCATGTCTGTGATAATTACTTCACAAAACAGGATGATGGAATTTCCAAAAATTGGGGGGGCATAACGTGTTCTGCAATCCCCCTTATGGCAGACAGATAAGCCGATGGGTTAAAAAGTGCTATAAGGAAAGCAGAAAAGAGGACACGATTGTAGTCATGCTTATTCCTGCAAGGACAGATACAAAGTGGTTTCATGACTATATTTATCACAGGGCAGAGGTAAGGTTCATTCGTGGAAGGTTGAAGTTTGGCGATGCAAAAAACTCAGCACCATTCCCTTCAATGGTAGTTATTTTTAGAAGTGCAGAATACAACAGAAAGGATATTAAATGAGATTTGAAAAAGT